TTCGGGGCCGGGGCAGGAGTCGGGTCAGTGGGCTGGGGTTCGGGGTGTGTGGCCGAGCCGCCAGCGATGTTGTAGATCGGTCGGCCGTCCTTGCGGTGGCCGATCAGCTCACCTGGGAGTGTCGTGCGGGTCACTTAACGCGATTTCCTAGCCGTGATCGTTGTCCGGATTTCGGCGCATCGGCTGCCTGCTGGCGCCGTACGCCTGTGTCACGAGTTGGGTTTGTAGTTTTTCTTCGAGGCCAGATATGACGTCGCTCTGTGAAGCGAGCGGCATCATGCCTGTGCCAGAACCCGCGGAATCCGAATTAGTAGTCCCAGTGAGCGGTTCTGCTGGAGTGTCACCCATTGCGGGTGCCATTCCCGTTTCCTGCAAGATAGCAGAAGTGATTTGCGTTCTTAGCATATCCAAGGCGCCCTGCTCAATAGCATCCTTCTTCAACTCGTCGAAGATCTCAGCCATCTTCTCGTCCGGGAACTCCTCGGAAAGTTCGCGGAGTGCGCCGCGCTTGGATTCGAGACCCAGCATGAACTTCATCTGGATCTCGTTGAGCTTGATCAAATTGTCGACGGGTAGTGGAGCGGGCCAGGAGCATTCCGTCTGATAAACCAGCGGATCCCTGGGGTCGATGAGAGTCGGCTGCCCCTCCTGAATGAGTCCGTCAGTGGAGGGGTTGTACTGCTGGCTTTCCGGCTCGAAAAGGAAGAGCGTCCGCAGGATCAGGTCGTTGATCTCGACGATCCCAGCGGTGTAGGTGCGCTTCTTCTTCGCGTACCGCTGCATCATTGGCATCATCTGGATGGACAATGCGACGCCCGAGGTGTTGGAGATCGGCTGCATTTGGCCCAGCGCGGTCTCCGGCACGCCGGTCATCTCGTGCATGGCCCTTTTGATGAGTTCCAGATAAGCCAGCGGACCGCTCAGGTCGACGCCGTTTTCCAGGTTGTAGACGTCGCCGTCGGGCGGAATGCCCGCCCACACCTTTCGGCTCCCGGCCTCAAGTGTGCTAAGTTTTGCCCCTTTTACGATGGTAATCGGGGCTGCGTGGTACGCGACGATGTCGGAGACCTCGGTCGCCTTCTCGTTGTATTCGCGATTCAGCGGCACGATGTTCTCGATGTCGCTGAGGCCCCACGGGGAGCCGGAAATCTTCACGTTCGGGATGTGCACGATCGGGATCCGGCCGAGAGGATTGGGCCGATCGTCGATGAGCTGGTCATCGACGAATTCCTGGATCCGGTCGTCGGTGATCAATTCGGTGTAGGTCATCACCATTCTCGTGCCTTCGAGCGAGGTGGTGAAAAACCTGTACTTCAGTTTGAAACGAATTAGTCTTCCGGCGTCATGCGGATGCCATTCTGGGAAGCAGTGGCTGGAGTTCAACGGCAACACACGGACACGACCCGGCTGCCAGGCACCGACGCTGTCGTTCCAGGCCGGCTCATAGGCGACCTTCACAAACGCGTCGCCGGAGACGCCGCCCTGCTGCGCCATCTCGGCCAGGACGTTGACCTTGTTGTTGTCGACTTCCCACACGCGGTTCAGCAACGCCGGCACGATGTGCTCGTACTGCTTGGCGGTCTTGAAGTAGACGCCGCGGGTGAAACAGAAATCGGCGATGTAGTCGGCGAAGGCCTGAGTGTAATTGAAGGTCAACTGGGACTCGCCGAATTCCCGGCGATGCGTCCAGTGATAGCCACAGTAGAACGCCCAGTTACGGGCGTAGCGATTCAGCCTCGGGCCGTGTACTTCAAATTCCTCATCGGCCAACTCCACCAGACCGAGCGGACTGATCGAGATCGCGAGGTCAGAACCCGCAGCCCGACTGGAGGGTGGGTAGAAGGCGATCGACAACTAGCTGGATCACCTCCTACACCAACACGCAAAGCAGCGTGCACCGAATACGTCGAATTTCAGCGTATTGTCGGTGCGCGCTGCTTTGTTAATATGCGCTCTTGCGGTCAGTCCTGGCGGGCGATAGCCGCATTGCTCCAGAACATCGCCTCTTCGAGATGCGTGATCGCGAGAGACTTCTCCCGGCCCTCAGGGAGGCGTTCGTTCAGATAGTCGGCCAGCCGGCGACAGGACTGCCGGATCGAGGTGTGCTCGTTCCGCTTCTCCTCGGTCGTGGCCGCGTGGAAATCAAACCGGTTGGCGATGTCGTCCGGGCTCAATCGGACACCATCGTCGGGTTGGCTCGCATGTAGTGCGAGCCGGAACGGGTGATCCGCTCGAACTTGATGTCGGCGTAGTCGGTGAAGGCGGCATTGCCGAATTCGCCGACGAAGGTCGGAGCCTCCGGCCAGGCCGCGGAACCGGCGTGAGCCCGCTGCTTGAGCGTCTCCTCCGGACCCTTACGCCACACCACGGCATTGTGATTGTCGTTACCGGGAGCGGTGATGTAGCCAGACATCACGCCGGTCGTGAAATCCGAGGGGATGTCCGAGTCGGTGCCCAAGCCTTCCTGGAATCGCATGGGGCCTGCGCCACCGGGACGATTCGGGGCCATGGTGCGCTCGAAGACGCTTCCGACACGCTCGGGGTAGTGCGGCGTGGGAGAAAGCGGGGAAGTCTCTGCTGATTCGTTGAACACGTGAAACGTGCCTTTCTTCAGGTACCTGAATACCAGGTTAGAAATAAGGCACGTGTTCTTATTAATTTCGGCGGCGTGAGTAGAAAGGGTTCTCCGCGATTTGGACCTCGGGCAACTGGAAGTCCACGGTCATCACGCAGGCCAGCGCCAGGGAGTCCGGGTAGTCATCGTGGGCGTCGGTCTCATCTGGTGCCTCGGCCAGCATGTGGGGGCCGGTGTAGACCTGCTGCAGGTCCTGCATCTGCTGCGTGAAGCGGCGGTAGGTCTTGAGCCGGCGCGTTTTCGCGTGTGCCGGCCACATGATCTGTTCCCGGTCGATGAGCTGTGACAGGTGCTTCCACCTCTTGGACTGCTCGGGTCTGGAGCTGGTGATGGGTACGACGGGGGTGTAGGGCATCAGGCGCTGGAGCCGGTCGGCTACGACGTCGCCGACGCCGCCCGAGTCGATGCCGATGGAGAAGACCTTGTAGTTGGCCAGCCAGTCGGTCATGCGGTGGTACTGCTCTTCCCACGCCAAGCCGTTCAAGTCGAGCCAGTTCAAGACCCTGTGCGGGTAGATCCCGAATTCGTCCGGCCGATCCCAGTCCACCCACACTGCGGTCACCACCGTCGAGTCCTGCTTCCGGGCCGGGTCAATTCCGACGACGATCGGGCTCTTGTGCCAGGCGCGCACGACTTCCATGCTCTTGTCGCCGAGGCGCTCGATGATTTCGCTGGTGGTGAACATGCCCTTTTCGAGCAGCCACATCAGGCGATACGACAACTTGAACTCGTCGGAGTCCTCGCCGATGCGCAGGATTTCCTTCTGGACGAATTTCCGGTAGTTCGCGTTCGCCTTGCCGGCTTCTTTCCAGTCCGCTTCGAAGTGGTTTTGGCGTGCTCCGCGCTTCAGGCCTTCGCGTTTGTTGAGCTGGATCTGCTTGTAGAAGACGCCCTTTTCGTAACTGGGGGTGCCGGTGAAGATCATGGTGGCGTTCGTCGAGGCGCCCATGGGGCCGATCGACTTGTTGACGACGGTGCTGTCCGCGCCCTGGCACTCGTCGATCAGGATGATGTGGTAGGTGCGGCCTTCGATGATCGCTCGGGGGTGGGCGGTCTGCTTGCGGACGAGGCTGCCGGAGCGGAGTGAGATGGTCCGGCCACGGCCCTTGACGGCGTCGTTGATGTCGGGATCCGACATGAGCTCAAGGGCTCGATCGCTGGTCAGGCGGGCGACGATGCGGGCGAAGAGGGTGTCCGCTTGATCATCTACCGGCGCAAATGCGCCGACCCAGACGCCTTCGCGAAATTTGCCGAGCAGGTCGGGGTAGATCTTGGCGAGCACCGGGAAGACGATCATGATCGCGGCGATGGTGTTGGCGATCGTTTCCGACTTGCCGGACTGCCGAGACCACAGGGCGGTGATGGTGGCGCCGTCGCCGATGATGACCGATTCGATGACGCGACGTGAGGCCGGCGTCTGGTACGGGTAGAGCGGGTGGCCGCTGAGCTCGTCGACCACGAGCATGACCTTCTCGATGATCTGGTCGACGAATTCGCGGGAGAGTGGGTCGAGTTCGACCTCTGTATCGAGTCGGGCTTGCCGCTCGGTTGCTGTCTCGTCTAGGTATTCGTCTTCAAGTACTGACACAAAAAAGCCCTCGATTAGATGTTCCTAATCGAGGCTAGGTGTGTTATCGGCTGATTTATGAATGTGGCTTTGGATGCGAGAGAGCCCCCGGCGTGTGATCCAGAATCGTGTCGCGATTATCTGGGTGTGCCGGGGGCTCACTCACGCCAGCCGATACCGAGTGCCTAGCAAGGATGGCTGGCGTGTCTTGCAACTGCGGCGCGGGAGCGCGTTAACGCGGGAGTACGGGGTCCGGAACTCTAACGACCAGGCTGAGTTCCCTCGACCGCGCCGCAGCGCGTCAATGGGTGACGTTCGGATCGACGTCTATTCCTGGCCCGCAGTCGGGTTCTGTGCCTTGAACCGGTCTTCGAGCTCCTGCTGGGCCCGCACCCTCGCCGCGCGCAGTTCCGGGGTGGTGGCGTGTAGGGTCATTTGGAGGCCGGCTTCATCTTCCTGCTTGGAAACCGGGCGTTTCCGAGTTGCGTAGTAAATGCCGTGGGCATCCCAAGTGGACCATTCGTCCCATCGGATGTCCGTACGTTGTATCAATTGCGTCACGACCGTCATTCGAGTACCGCCTGATCGCTGTTGCTCTTGTGTGGGGTGGATCCAGCCTGCCAGAGGCATGACGTGGTTTGTAGATCTCGCGCTAGACAGCCGCTTGACAGAATCTGTCTAACGGTTGGACCTGGCCGACCTGGTGTAGAAAGGGAGAGTGCTCCCTCGCCAGACTGATCCCCGTGCGAACTCGGCTGCGTACTTCGGCTCCCAGCTTCGTGAGTTCCGCAAGGCTGCTCAATGGACGCAGCTAGATCTAGCTGCGGAAACGGGCTACCACCACACCTACATCAGTCATGTGGAGCGGGGGGAGAGGGTGCCGGATCAGGAGTTCGTTCGCACGTGCGATCGGGCTCTCCAAACGGCCGGCACCTTGGAACGCATATGGCCCTTGATCGCTCGGGATGCGCATCCGTCTTGGTTCAGGGATTGGGTACGCCTGGAACTCCAGGCTACTGGTCTGCGGACCTACCAGATCACTTTGATACCTGGACTCCTGCAGACTGCCGGATACGCCCGCGAGCTTCTCAAGTCCGGCCAGCCAGGAATCAGTGACAAAAGAGTGTCCGAACTGGTCGAAGCCAGGTTGGAACGTCAAGCCATTCTTGATCGGGAAGACGGCCCCGAACTCTGGGTGGTGCTTGATCACTCCGTACTGACGCGGGGAATCGGGGGCGACGCGATCATGAAAGCACAACTGAGTAGGGTGGCAGAGGCAGCAGAGCACCCTAGAATCACGGTACAAGTCATTCCACCTCGAACCGCCGCCTACCCAGGACTGACCGGAGCGTTTGTCCTCGCCTCATTCGGCCAAGGACCAGACGCTCTGTATCTGGACACGACCCTGGATGGGCAGGTGATCCACGGTGGGGAAGAAGTGGATCGGGCCAGTCGGCTTTTCGAGGCCATCCGGTCTGAGGCGCTTCCCGTTCGGGAGTCAGCAGGACTAGTAGCAAGATTGGGAGATCAATGGATCTGAACACGCTGAACTGGCGCAAGGCGAAGAAGAGCGGCGGCAACGGGGGCGACTGCGTCGAGGTGTCCACCATCGACGTCACGGCAGACGACTGGGATGAGTTCGTGACGGCCCACGCCGCCCACAAGCCCGGACACGACAAGTACTACCTGACGCGGGACTCGAAGCAGCCGGACAACGCGCCTGGCGTCTTTACACCCACTGAGTGGGCGTACTTCACCGAAGCTGTGAGCAGCGGCGAGTTCGCCGACATGTAGTGCACAGGCATGACGAAGGGGGGCCCGGATTTCCGGGCCCCCCTTCGGTGTGTCTCGGGGTCTACTGACCTAGGCTGGCTGCCGATCCCACCCGGTAGACCTGGTAGCCGCTCATGGTCAGGGTCATGTGGCCGGCGACGTCTTCGTAGGGGATGACGTACATCGCCATGTCCCCGTCGAGGATGGCGAACCAGTCGAACAGGTCGCCGGCGTAGGGGTTGCGTGAGACGTTCTTGGAGACGTCGGTGGGCCGTCGGCCGATGTTGACCAACCAGTTGCCGTTGTCCTTGTGGGTGGTCGACTTGACCTGGACCCTCTTGACGAGGGTGGCGTTGCGGACCACAAGGTCATAGGCGGAAGAGCGGCGTGGTTCGTCGACGTGGAAGCCGCGCAGCAGAAACCAGGAGGTGAATATGCTTTCCGCGGCGTGCCGGAGGTCATGGGTGTGGGGAGTGGGGAAAACCTGAGCGGCGGTGAACGGCTCCGCCGAGGTGTAGCGCGATGTGAGAGTTCGCATGCCGGACATACTAAAGGGTCCTGATGACCAAGATCTGGTAATCAGGACCCTTCGGCGTGTCGGTCGGGGTAACCGGATTTGAACCGATGACCTCTGCACCCCCAGTGCAGCGCCCTACCAAGCTGGGCCATACCCCGGTGCGGTGGGGGACTTGGTAGTCCCGGTCGCGCAGAGAAAGACTATCACGCAGGCCGGACCACCCGATTCAACTCTCACATCGCTCGGGGGTCCGGCCTGTGGACGACTCTACTATGCGGCCATGTCGAAGCCGAGGTCGTCGAGGATGTCTAGCTGCGCGGTCATCGAGGAGAGGCTCCAGACCACGTAGTTGTTGAGCATGACCTCCTTGGTGTGGCCGGCGTTGCGGGCGACCACGTGACCGTCCATGCCCTTCATGAGGCACGAGACGATGTAGGTGTGGCGCAGGTTTTTGGCCGGGATCACGTGCTTGATCCCGGATGCCAGCACGGCCTTGCGGAAGATCCGGGACCAGGAGTCGGGGGAGAGGTTGGCCGGGGCGTCGACCGGTCGCTTGGCCTGACGCCCGACGTACTGGCGCCCTTCCCGCTCGGCCTTCTTCCTCTTGCTGTACTCGGTGAAGTTGCGCCGGCACAGCGCTCCACGGCACTTGCCGACCGCGTAGGCGTTGACCTCGCCGTGCTCGTAGACGACGCCGGTCCGGGACCTGGGCGTGGGCTTCGTCTCGCAGTCGGCGAGCATCTCCTCATGCGTCATCTCCTTGCTGCGGTAGAAAACGGCGCCGGGTGAGACGAGGTGGGCGGGGAACATCAGGTCGGTCTCGCCGATGTCGTAGTGCTCGACGTAGTCCAGGAGCATGCTGACGACACCCTTGGCGACCGGGACGCGACGCACCCGCTTGGTCTTGGTGCGCTCACGTTCCACGAGCCGGGACTTGGCATCGTTGGAGTAGCGATCGACTTCGATCACCACGGAAGAGATGGTCAGCTCCCCGCTGCCGTCGTCGAGCACACGCAGGGCCGAGCGGCGCAGAGCGCACATCTCGCCCACCCGCGCTCCGGTGGCGACCTGGAGCTTGGCGAGGGTCTTGGCCGGCCGGTTGGGCAGGTGGCGGACGAAGACGTTGAAGAGGGCGGCGTCCCAGGCCTCCTGGTCCTTCTTGACCACGTAGGGGACGGTCAGTCCTTCCGCGGGGTTGTCGTCGCGGAAGCCGCGTCGGCGGGCGACGGTGAAGAAGGCGGAAAGTGCGCCGCGCAGGTGCTTGAGGGTGGACGGCGGAACGTCGTGCTCGTCTTCCAGGAGGTCCAGAAAATTCTGAAGGGCGGCGTGCTCGATGTTGCGGACCCGGTCGTTTCCGAAGGCCGGAAGGAAGAAGCGCTTCAGAAGGTAGTTGTAGCCCTGGAGGGTGTTCGGCTCCTTCCGGTGCCACTTCATGAAGAGCGGAAAGTAGTCCAGGGCGGTGGCGGTGGCCAGAAAGGCGGGGCTGGTGCCGTGGGTGCTGGAGAGTCGCTCTTCTTCCGCCTCGGCGACCTTGAGGGCCTCGGCCTCGGAGGCGAAGGTGCCGACCGACTTGTAGACGGGCTTGATGGTGATGGTCTCGTCGGTGGTGCCGTCGAGCGCCTCTTGGCGGGTGATCGTGGCACCGCCGAGGGGGACGCGGGCGTAGCCGGTCCAGCGCTCGATGCCCTTGGTGGTGCGGCGCATGATCGTGTAGGCCATGGTGCTTCTCCTGTGTGGGATTCGGGAGGAGCCGCAGGGTGGTTTCGCGATAGGGGCCGCGATAGTTACAGCGGGGTTTGGTGGACTCCAGTGGACTCCACTGTCATCCACAAAACTGCCCTTGACCTGCGGTTTTGTGTCTCAAGATTAACTCTGTTTGAGAGCTTAGTGAGACTGGGGGACAAACGCAACCCCATCTAAGCGATCGACCCAAACTCGCGCCTGACCTGCGGAAACGCCCACAAAATCATATTTCCAAGATCGCTCCCGATAGGCGCTGCGATAGGCAGCCCACCCCACCCCACCAGCGGTGGAGCCCAGTGGAGCGTGATGGAGACCAGGCCGGGGCAGATTTTTTGCCAGCGGCCTACCTTTGCGTGACCCCCACGACCTGTGGTCCAATCGGTGGACATCCCCACACATAGCGAGACCCCGACCGTGCGGTAACACGGGTCGGGGTCTCTTGGACCACAGGAGCGGTAACTCCCATGTCCTCCCACCAGAGTAGTGCTGTCTTCCCTGCTCAGCCACCCTGGAAGAGATACTTCAACATCATCTTCTGCGGGCTCATTCTCAGCGGCGCAGCCGTCGTCAACATCTCAACCCAGATGCACCTGTCCGGCCGGATCCCCGACTGGGCCGGCCTCACCTGGATCATCCCGATCGCGAGCTGGCTCTACTCGATCCAGTGCACCGTCAACTGGGCCACCTCCGCGCCGGCATCACCCGACCGCAAGGCGGCCTTCCACTCCGTACTCATCAGCGTCGGCATCGCCGAGGCCATGAACCTCGGCGAGCACATCTGGGCCTACGTACTGGAACACGGAAAACTCGACTGGGGAGTCACCCCGAGCCTCCTGGTCGGAAGCCTTCCGGCGATGTTCGACTTCCTCTCCATCGAGTCGGCCGCCCGCGTTCTTTCCGCCCCTCACGTTCCGACAAGCACCGAACTTTCCGAAGCCAAGCCTTCCGACCGGCCGGAAATTTCCGAACCGCCCGTGCTTTCCGACCCAGTCCCTTCCGACAAGCCGGCTCCCCTTCCGGAAGACCCGGCCCCCAAGCCCCTTCCGAAGCCTGACCCCGCGCCGGAACTTCCGGCTCAGCCCCTTCCGGAACCGAACGACGGTGAGAGCACCGAGCAGAAGGAATCCAAGATGTCGGCCAAGCGCCAGGCTCGCGAGCGCGTGATCGACGCCATCGCCCGCATGGTGGTCGAGAAGCTCGCCGACGGCAGGAGCGTCGACGAGGTGAAGAAGGAACTGACCGGCCCCGTGCTGGAGAGCATGTTCCCGGACGTGCACTACGACGTCCGAAGCTGGCAGAACCACCGCAACAAGGCCCTGGACAGAGTGGCCGCGTCTCAGGGCGCGGCGTAACCAAGACCCAAACAGGCGAGGCCCCCGATCTTCATCGGGGGCCTCGTCATTTTTGTGCCGGAACCTCAAGACTCTTGATGTACTCGACCAGATGCCGGCGCAGGAAGAAGGTGCGACGGTTTCTCTTCAAGTGAGTGATCTTGCGCTGCTGGCACATGTCCCACAGCCACTCCTTCTTGCAGCCCAGGAACACGCACGCCTGCTCCACGTCGTACTGCCGATACTCACTGTCGTCCATGCCGCTACTCACGACACCAGCACACACCTCGCCACGAACACCCCGAACCAGATGATTAACTCCACCTAAGTCACAGCTTGGCCTCGAACTTCTCCTGCAGCGCGTCCACGGTGCCCTGCAGCACCGACACCGTCTTGGCGAGCTCGGCCAGCGTGACGAGCTCAGGATGATCCTGGAACCTGTCGAAAGCCTGCCAGGCGGCGGCGAGCTGGCCCTCACTCATCGGAATCAGCGCCGAGGCCGGCACGCCGACGAGCCGCTTGTGCGCCTTGGCCCGAATGTCGTCGCGCTGAGCCGCGGACACCTTGCGCCGGCTGAGCCACTTCACGAGCGCCCCCACAGATGCGTTGCGTTCAGGTAGAACCGTCCGTCGAACGCGTAGACCGCTGGGGAGCCGTCAGGGCGCCGGAGGCTGAGCTGTCGCGCCATCTCCTGGATGATCTCTCGCGGATCGTAGTCGTGATCAGTAGCGTCCATCAGCGGGATCCCGTTCGAGCGTAGGTATCGTTCAAAGCGTCCAGGCACACGCAGCAGTCCCACGCCTGTAAGCAGCGCGGGCAGTGCCCCGGATCATCGTCGTATTCCGGCAGGCATTCACACGCCAGGTTGGTCCCGCATGTAGAGCACCAGTCCAGCGGACCGCTCGACCTCGGAACCAGGACTGAGCGCAGCGCCAGTAACTCGGCGTGCTCCGGAACATTGACACGACCGGTCCACCGACCCATGACCACCGCAAAAGTGGCCGGCCAGCACCGGACGATCAGGGACGCGCCGACCCGATAGGGCGGCTCAGTTTCGTATGTGGGCGCGGTATGGAGAATCGGCGCACCAGGGTTCAGCTTCAAAAACTGCACATATGCGCGCCCGATTTCATGAATCTGTGGCACGCTCGCAGCCTATACACGGCGCAGGCGAATATATCAGCGGCGCCGGAACGACCCCGGCCGGTTATACGACTCCTGGTCATACATGTACGAGTGCACCAGATGGTCATTCATGTAGTGACCGATCGAATCCACCGACAGCAACTCCTCGTACACATCCGGGGGCACGTCATAGTAGACGTAAATCGAACCCTCCCGGAATTTGATACGCAGCTCCCGAGCCTCCTCGTCATACCCGATGGCCTGCGTCCTGGGCCGGACAGGATTACTCGTCTGACCCGGATAGGTATCGTGCGGGACGAGATTGCTGTCATCACCCGTCGAGCGCCACCGCTTGATCTCACGCCGGAGCTGGTCACCCTTGGTCGGGTAGAAGACCTGATCCCGGCCAGGAGACAAGTGCGGGTAGAGACGCCGGTACTGACGCCGCGGAGGGTCATAGCCAGGAGTTGACGGCGGGCCACCAAACATCACATCGTCGTACGGCCGGCCAGACGATTGGCGTCCGCCACCGAAGAGCACATCATCACGCGGACTGGTCCGCTCGGTGGACTGCTCGATCTCAGGCATGTTGGCACGATTGACGGAGGTTTTGGGCACTCTAGGGATCGAGCGCCTAGGTGTGGATCGGCGACGGGCCAAATCGGGCTCCAAAGGGATTTCTCCACCCAGCCGGGAGTAGGGCGGCTGGGTGGAGAAGCGTCAATCGGTGAAGTGCACGAACCTGTAGTAGTCCCGCATCTCCTGCGTGGTGGAGATGTCGACACCGATCTGCGCCATCTGGGCGGCCGGCGGCATCTGGGCCACGGCCACCCCATTGGCATAGACATTGGGGTAGGGCGACGGCATCGAGATGCCAGTCTGAATGTCCCAAGCGACGTTGGCGTCGCCCTCATCAGCGGTAATGGGCTGAGCCATAAGAAGTCCTTTGCTGCTTAGGGAGCGGCGACCACGAGCGTCACGGCGCGGATAGCACTCTGGCTGCCCCGGTAGTCGGTCACCTTGACGGTGAAATTCGTGGTAGCAGCCGCCGTAGGCGTACCAGCCAGGACGCCGGTCTTGGCGTTCAAGGTGAGACCGGCCGGCAAGGTACCGACACTGACCGACCAGACGTACGGGGTCGCACCGCCCTGAGCGGTGAAAGTGTGGGTGTAGGCGGCGCTCTGGGTGCCGGCCGGGGGAGTAGCCGAAGTGAACTCCAACGCCTGCACGATAAGCCGCTTCCAGGCGATCGGGTCGATACCCGCGGTCGTCTGGACGGAGGTACTGGGCATGACGCCGTCGTCGATCGGGTTGCCGACATCCTGACGGAAAGGCGAAGGACAGCCGGCGCCGGGGCGAGAGGCCACCCAATCGATATTGGCGTCGGTCTCATCGGCGGTGATTGGGGAAGCCATTGTTGAAATTGCCCCTTCAGATTTCGATAAAGGTCAATTCCATTATGGCCGCTATGCCTGGTTTTCTTGCTGCACAGTCCAGCCGACCGGATACACGAGCCCGGTCTCGTCCTCTTCACACTCATGCGTGCAGAAGATGCCAGGGTGATGGACCCCGTCGATGAACCTGCAGATATCGATGTGCGTCATCGAGACACTATCCGCACCGTCAAAGACGACGACTCATCCGCGATCTCTTTAGCTCTGGTGGACGTCTGGTGGGTTTCATGGATTGCAGCGCTCATCTGGGCCATAGTAACCCGGATGCGCGCTAGATAGGCGTCGAGTTCCATTTGCTTCATGATCGCCGATTCCTTGCGCGATGTCTTGAGTCATCAATTATGTCCAGGACATCGTTCAAGGTTTCGGTGTTCTTCTCAACCGCCGAAGTCATGCGCTCAGTCAAGGGAATGAGAACCTCAACGAGTTGAGTCAGCCGCGCGTTCTCCGCCTGCAGCCGCTGTGCATGCTTACCGGGAACGATATCCTCGCGTACAAAGGCCCTGATCGCCAAAATCAGCAACATCAGCACAAGACCGATAGCAGGCCCAAAAATCAAAGGGTCGGTGAGCAGCTCGGCTCCCATCGTGGGAGCAAGCGCGTGGAGAGGCACCGGACCACCATTTCACTAGAGTTCGTCATTCCACGGTAGTGAAAGCCGCGGTGCGTTTATCAACGGGAAAACGGAAAGACCCCGCTCAAGGACTCTGGCGGGGTCTTTCGCCGGCTAGCTAAACCGGATGGTTCACCGAGGTGCACGGCCTAACTAGCCGCACGTCTACCTGAACGCTGAGCAGGTGCCCCCGTCAGGCCTACGAAGCAGGCGGGAGCATCTGTGACGGATGCTACCCCGTCAGGTCGCCGGCTGTCTGTTGTTCATCCAGGACGGCCCGAAAATCTGGCTTGACCCACGTCGGCGGCTTGAGCACCTTGCCCGTGGGGCTTCGGTGAACGAGTCCGTCATTCCACACCTTGGCAAGGTTGGCCTCGTGGATAGCGTCGAGGAACGGACCGAGGTCGATGCCGCGGGCGTAAGCGTCGAAGGACAAGACGTAGATCAGATCCGCGGTCTCGGCGGCGTACTCGGCTCGGGCCTCGTGCCAGGCGTCATTGCCTGGGGGGAGCCGATCGAGGAGCTCGACGGCCTCGGACCGCTCTGCCGTCTCTTCCTCGATCAAGTGCCTGCCGAGATCCAGCGTCGCTGGATCTTCAGCCGCGATCTTGACCTGGTAGAACGTAAAAAATTCGGCCAACGAGTTCCACGGGTGGTACTTCATGCGCTTCGCTGCGCTGGAGTTTTTACCTGCCACAGAGGAAACTTTAGCCAACTCTGAAACTTTCATACCCAGGCACCGGTCACGTGGCGGCGTTGCCTCGTGATTTTCGCACCGGTCGGGGGATCGGATTAGTGATGATCTTCCGGTCGACCAGGAGCCAGTAAGCTTCACGCGTCCTAGCGTCCATGGGCCCGCGCGACGGCATCGAAAGTTGGCCGGCGTCGTTTCGGGTCCACGAGATCAACTCGTCTATCTCGGGCGGGATTGACCCTGCTTTCTTGAGTTCGAGTAGTTGTTCACGGGCTCGCACATGCGGGCCCTTTGACCTGGAACGTCTCTTGCGAGGAGGCGGGGGCGAGTCACGTCCGACGCCACCGCTCCACTCGATGAACTCGCCGTACTTGGCGAGAATTTTTAGAAGATCATTATTGAAGCTGCTAGCGGCCTCGTCGGAGATGGCGAAGCGCGCCTGATAGCTGCCTACATCGATGTGGCAGGTAATCATCTTGGGGTTGAAGGTGGACATCTGCTCGTCTGGTGCGGGCATGCGTGATCACACACCTTGGGATTGCGTAACTTAGATAATCGCGACATCGCCATGATGATGTACCACATCTGCCGGTGTCAAAAGGTGGTCAAAAGCCGAACCACCTTCGGATCACACTGGCCGCAACAGCCTATGAACGCAAAACTATGCCTCTGCCACCGCCCCCGAGGACACTGACCGTGCATGACGCACGACACGCGGTCGTGAGCATGCACCCAGTCCAGGTGCTCACCCAGCCTAGCCCCGCGATCGGTGCCGAGTGGGGCGAATCATCCGATTTGTTCGGATCGCCAGATCGGCGGGACGAGACGATCACCCCAACGCTGTCACCTGTTTTCGCAGGTAGGTGGGGTGATAGCACGAGGCCCCGCCGGCGTCGCCAAACGCGACACCAGCGGGGCCTCTCCCACACAAGAGAAGGCGCTCAGGACGCTACCGACGACCAGGGCCGACGGACATCACCGCACGCAATTCGCTTGATGGACTAAGCCTACACTAACCTGACCAAGATCATCCGCACGCTCAGTAGCCGACAGTTTTGGCCAAGTTTTGGTCACTACCAAAACTGTCCAAAACTTGGTATGTTCACCGGCAACCGCTGCCGGGTGACGGAGACGCAGATGCGCCGCGCTCCCGGCCCGTACCCGTGACCATAGGAAAGAGGCCACCTTGGCTCTGGGCCCCACCTTCTCCGAAGCTCCATACTTCCTCCCCACATCCCCGGCAGCACCGCCCACAGTGCCGACGGACATGTACTCCGTCGCCACCTGGGTCGACAAGCAGTTCGCCATGCACGCCCTGCAACGGTCCGGAATCATCGCAGCCGACGGCACCCCCACCAAGGACCCGATCAACCTGCGACCGACCTCGGCGGCGCTGGTCAAGCGCTTCGCCAGCGACATGATCGACCGCAAGTGGTTGCTCACCCACGAGGACATCGCGATCGGGCCCCGCGGTGAATGCGTCGACGGCAAGCACCGCTTCCTCGCGGTCCTGGAGGCCTACCGCCGTAACCCGGACCAGCAGCCGATCCTCATGCGCATCTGCTACAACGCCGACCCGCAAACCTTCCCCGTTATCGACTCCGGCAAATCACGCAACACGGCGGACGTACTGGCCATCCACGGCATCCAGCACTCCGGTCGTGTGGGACACGCCGCCAAGCTGCTCTACTGCTACTTCGCCACGCGCCCCGGCCACACCCAGGACGCCGGCGAACAGCAGATCCCCTACATCCCCAACAAGTGGGCCCGCGTCAACATCTCCAACACCCGAGTCATCGAGGTGATCGACGAACACCCCCGACTGCTCAACGACCTGGACCACACCGGGGCCGTGGCCAACCTCTCCAAGCTCTCGCCCGGTGCCCTCATCGCCGCCCGATACCTGATCACCGAGGCATGCCAGCACCCACAAGCGGTTCACGACTTCTACGAGATCCTGCGCACCGGCCAAGGCACCGGCTACACCGACCACCCGGCCTTCACCCTGCGTGACTGGGCTCTCAGGCAGCGACGCGGTGACATCAAGATCACCAGGTCATCAATCCGCATCGCCGGAGGGCCCCTGCACCTCCGGCTACTCATCCAGATGTGGAACCACGCCGTAGAAGGGAAACCCATCGCCAAGCCCAGCTACAGCATCAACGGACTCGTCCCCACACCCTCATCCAACGTCCCCGCCGAATATCTCCAAGCCGCAGCCTGACCCGCAACAAAGCCCCGCTACCGATCAACGGCAGCGGGGCTTTCGCATGTACGGGACCTACTCGGTCACGACACCACGCAAGGCCTTGGCCACAACAGCGACGACAGACGCATCGCCCTCGACGACCACGGCCCAGTTGGGACCGTAAACCACCGGCCGCCCCAACCCCGCCAACTCCTCCTGCCGATGCTCAGGCAACTGATACTTGCCCAGCACCAAGGACCCGGACGCCATCGCGCACCGATACCTCTGATCGGCCAGGCCGAGCTCCTCGATCTGCGCCTGCTCCAGAGATTTGCACTCAGCCGGCGTCCCCTTCAAAGCCTCCGCCATCCGCTCGACACTGTCGTAAGCCGGCGTACCCGATCGGGCAGCGGCCACCAATAACACCGCGGCAGTGGCGGCGACGGCCACCAGCCCGAGACAAGCCGCCAAGATGACGCCCTGGCGGCGCTTTAAGTTGGAGGACATGGCACCGTGTATACCAGACACCGACCTCGGCTGCCCCCGCTTCCGCATATTGACAGCGCTTCATCGGCTAGTAGATCGGGATTCCCCAGCCGATGAAACCGCCAGGAACGGTGAAGACTATGTCATCAACCCAAGCGGCGTCAGAGCCGCTAGCACCACCGCTGTCTTTCGTGTAGATAAAGGAAATCGTGGATACGCTCGACACGTCGTAGACGGCGCTCTGCTGCCACGAGCCTAGACCGGACTCATTAATACGTTGAGTGGCGCCAGTGTTGAACCGGAAGAAATCCCAGCCGGACTCGCTGGACACCCGATACCAAAATTGGACCTGCAGTGCGCCGGGCGGCACAGTTACGGTGGCGGTGTACGTGGCTCCGTTAGCGGGTGACGTGGGGCTACGGAGCGCCCACGAGCCACCATGAACGGATGAGTTATGCCGTACCCATGGTCCAGTCCAAGGAATGTTGTAGGTGGTGTCCTCGAAGTCCTCAACGATTGTTGTAGTCGGACCTGTCGGTGGAGGGTCTCCGCTATCCGTCGTGAAGACGATGTCATCAACATAATAGATCAAATCAGCGAAACCGCTGCCGACCATAATTTCAAGCGTTGAAGCACCTACCAGAGAGAGCTCCGGCGTTTGCTCCCAGAAGTTTTTTGCGAATGATGTGTATTCATCGACACCGTCGATACTGACCGCAAATGTATTATCCGTATCCTCGGAAGCGCCATAAGACCACAGCCGTACGCTCGTGGCACCCGCAGGGATGGTCACGGTATGAGAAATCGCACTAAGAGGCTCGGGCGTATCACACTGCATCGACCATGTGCCGCCGTGTGCTTCAGCGGACACACGCGTCCATGCACCGGAGATCGGCGTGATATAGGTCGTATCCTCGAAATCCTCTACAAGCGTCGCCATCAGCGCGCCGTAATCTGCACAACGAGGCCCGCGCCTTTGATGGTCGAGCCGATCTGGTCGATGTCCACCGTCACCGCCTGACCGTCAGGCCATGCGGTGACATTCGGATTGGTGGACTTCACGGTCTTCGTAGACACCGCGATCGTCGGCCGATTCGCCTGCGTGGTGTAGATCGTCGTGCCGTTGAGATGGACGTCTACGATCACCGCCGCTCCGGTAGGAGCTACACCCACGCTCGCGCGCACGCTCACGATCTGGAGCGTCCTGCCGGTGTCGTTGTAATAGGTGTAGGTGCCCGCGCCAACGGCCAACTCACCCGAGTGCGTGAACGCAGCCACGATCACCGAACGAGCCGCCAGCTCGGCCACCGACGCATACGACGTCTCGACGTCGGCCGAATCCTTCGAATGGACACGGCCATCCACCTGATACAAGATCACCTGGTCAGCGGCAGGAGTCTCCGGATCAGCCACCTCATCGAGCGTCAGACCACCGCGAAAACGCGCACCGGCCAAAGCGTCGAGATCACTGGCGAACACCGGCATCAGCCGACCACCTGAATACGAACAGCATCAGCGGCCAGCGGCACATCCGAGCGCACCTGAATCGTGTTGACAGTCGGCCGCGCCACCACGTCCAGGACGACGTCAGCCCCCGTGGCCACATCCCAGAAAGTCACCCGCACGTCCAAGGTGCCGAGGTTGTGGGTCACCGTAGCCGCCACACCCGCCGTCAGAGCCGGCAAGTTCGCGGCGTAGAGCTGGCTGATACCCAGCGCCGAGCGCGCACCGGACAAAGTGGTCGCACCCGTACCGCCATGAGAGACACCGACCGGGATGTCCAACGAGAACTCGTTACCCGTCAGATCCAGACCAGCACCCGCGGTGTAGGTCGCGCCGGCCGCACCGATCTGAGAGAACGCCAAAACGGTCGTATCCAGCACAAGCGGATTCGCGGTGGTGAGCAGCCAAATCGTGCCCGCCAGCGTAGAGCCGGCCTCGACGGGCACGGTCATGCCCGAAGTCACCTCGAAGGAATCGGACGCATCAGCCGCCCGCCCCCAGGAGCCGACCGCCACCACATAGATGCCGTTCTGAGCGCCAGACGTCTGCGCCTTCACCAACACGCGATCACCAGCGACCAGCGCCACACCATCGACGGTCTGCGTACCGGACAAGCTGATATTGGCGATGGTGGCGGCTCGGACCGACGCCTTCCAGTCCTGGTTGTTGATCCTGTTCTGGATCCAGTTCTCCATATGGAGCTTCGTGACCAGGTCCTGCGCGTTGGTCGGATCACCCGCATTGATGGCACGCTGCCCGCCGAGATCCACCGCCGCAGTCGGCACGGCCATCTGATCCAGCCGGTTCGTCCGCACAGCCGTGGCCAGATCCGAGATCGTCGACGCCGTCTGCGACCCGGTGTGATTGGCCCGGTCCACGGGGTTGAGGGCAAGCTTCGACAGAGCAATCGCCGCCGAGGCCGAGACCTTGGCGTTCGTCACCGTGCCATCCGGCATGTCCGCGCCATTGGTACGGATCCACGCCGTGCCGTTCCACACCTTCACGACAGGCGGGCTCAGCGAGGTGTCAGTCCACATCTGCCCAGTGGCCGGACTCGTCGGAGCGGTACCACTGGACTCGGGCACCAGGCCCTTGACCGGAATCTTGTTGGTCTGAATCGGGGCAAGAAAGTTAGGCATAGGTCTCCTCAGGTGGTCATAACGAGGCGACCGGCCATGGGCCACGCCCACTCGACGCGGACGCTCTGCGCGGTGGGATACGACACGTCGCCGTAAACAGGCTCGTCATTGCTGTCAAAGGCGTACACGGAGGGGATGATCCCGATATCGTGCTCGGCCAGCCATACATCCAAAGGGCTGGCGAACATGGCCACCCGCTCGTACATGCCGCCAGTAGGACCGACCGGACCCTCCGGCCCGACCGGACCGACAGGACCCTCCGGACCGACAGGCCCGACAGGACCCTCCGGCCCAGGCTGGCCGATCTCAACGACGGCGGCCTTACCACCCGCCTCTACCGCGACGAGCGGGCCGACGATCTCGACGACCTCGATCACACGGTCACCGCCGCAACGACATCGAAGGTCCCCACCAGCAGTGGCGCCAGCTCAGCACCATCGGGGTCGGTCAAGACCAAGTCGTAGACGCCATGGCGCCAGCCGACCCACTCGGTGTCCTCGGCGCTCTTGCTCAATCGGATCGTGCCGTCGGTCGCGCCCAGGACGATCGAGCCGTCCGCCGTCGACCACTCGGTCATCAGCCGGCCGTCCGGCCGATCACGACACTGCATGCGCGCCGTCCAGCCGGCCCCCATGGGCACCGGTTCACGATCGCGCTTCCAGGTCATCGCGTACTCATTCGACCGGCGCGCGAAAAAAGTGAAATGATAAGTGCCCGCCATGCCTCAAGGCTAGAGCGACACGCCCAAGACTTATAAAGGTACAACCTAGGTTGTACCTACCGTCTCTCCAGGTTGCGTCCCCGCTGGCGGCCTAATAGATTCATTCATGCGAGGCCAACCGCAGCAAAACGCGGAAGGCCGGACAACAGCAAGGCCTTACCAGGGGCACCGGAGAGGCAGATCCACCAAACTCAAGGGCTTGAGCCTGCCTCTCCGGAACTCACAAAAACTTTCGATACTCGAAGTGCGGACTGCCGGATACTTCAATTGTTTACGGGACAATCGCGAAAAGCCGGCGTCACCCAGTTTTCGAGTGTCACCCCCATAGACTTCCCCGCCTGAAGTGCAGGACAGCGATTACTTCTCTGGAGAGCGTCAGTTCAACTCTGGCAAACGAGGGAACTAGAGATCCCTCACAGCACGACCCAATCGCAGCCCGGTAGTTTTCAGGCGGAACAACTGAACATCGGTGTCCGAAGTGTAGGAAACGGTTACTTCGCCCTTTAAGCGAGAGGTCGGGGGTTCAAGTCCCTCTCCGCAGCAATGCGGGTAGCTCAGTCGGCAGAGCACTTACGTTCCGTTTCCGCCCAGTTTTCGGGCAACCCACCAAAACTTCACACGTTCCGAAGTGCAGGCCGTGGCTACTTCATCAACAACAACAGATGAACGCGGGTTCGAATCCCGTCGTCCAGACCCGGCCCGGCCTGGACGTAGACGAGAGGCCTAAGTCACACCCTCGGCCAACTCGTTCTCGGAACGCACAACTCAATACACGTTTCCGAAGTGACAGGTAACGGATACTTCTCCTTCCAAGAGAGAGACGCAGGTTCGAATCCTGCCGTCGGCTCCATGCCGACGTCGTCTAGCGGCCTAGGACTCTAAAAACCCGTCGCCACCCCAGTTTTCGGAGACACACTCGCACTTCCCTGGCCTGAAGTGAAAGCCCGGCAGTTCTTCACTGATAATGAAAACAACGGTCGAGCCACTCAGTTCTCAGGCCAACACAACTTCATAATCTTCACGTTTTCGAAGTGCAGGATCGCGGATACTTCATCGCTCTCGAAAAGCGAAGGACTGGGTTCGAATCCCAGCACCGGCCCTTTCATGGCCGGTGTGGTGTAACGGCAGCATATCTAAGGCCCGCGAACCAACAAGTTCTCGAAAACGATCAAACGTCACTCTCCCGAAGTGACAGGTAACGGATACTTCGTGGTTCGAATCCATGCACGACACTAGCGGTCGTGTAGCTCAAATGGCAGAGCAACCCGTCGCCACCCAATTATCGGGAGGGGCCTTTTCTCCGCACAAGCGAAAACGCGGTGTCCGAAGTATTCGATGACGGATACTTCTCTTTGGGTGAGCGTAGCGCAGGTTCGATTCCTGCTGCCCCGACCATACCGGGGCATAGTTTAGTGGCAGAACGCGTACGTAAACCCGTCATCCCCTGGTTATCGGACACCACTCTCTCAGCTTTCCTGGACGCGGCTCCTCCCGAATTCCCCCTCCAATTCGGTGAGGAGCCGCATTTTTCATGTCCAGAATCAACACCCGAACAGTCGCAGCAGCCCGCCCAGCGCCGCTGATCACGACCACCACAACCCGGCCCAACACCCGCACCCACGAAGGCGCCCCCGCCTACACCCGCGACGCCAAGGGCGAACTCTTCCTCACCGCCACCACCACCTTCTTCGGCGAGAACACCTTCTACGAGAAGGCCAACACCCGCACCGAGCGGCTCATCGACCTCGCCCACCAGGTCGCCATCGACGACCTGCCCTGGCTGACCCGCTTCACCACCTGGCTCCGCAACACCGCCAACATCCGCACCGCGGCCATCGTCATCGCCGCCGAGGGGGTCAAGGCCCGCCTCGACGCCGGCCAAAAGGACCTCGTCTGCGAAGGCGGCCGAACGTGTCGCCAGTGCTGGACCAGCCACAGCACCGTCCTCAAGGCCGAGGGCACCTACGGCGAGCACTTCACCAACCGCCGCCTCATCAACGCCGCCCTGGTCCGCGCCGACGAGCCCGGCGAACTCCTCGCCTACTGGGTCAGCCGCTACGGCCGGCCCATCCCGATCTCCGTCAAGCGCGCCCTGGCCGACGGCGCCAAGAAGCTCTACACCGAGTTCAACTACCTCAAGTGGGACTCCGAAGCCCGCGCCGTCCGCATGGCCGACGTCATCGACATGACCCAGCCGGCCTACCACCACCCCGAGATCCGCAGCACCTACCAGTACGACCTGTTCGGCTACGCCCTGGCCAAGCGCCACAACCGCGATCAGATCGTCATTTCCGACCGGCTGCCAATGATCCGCGAGCGCGTCAAGCTCATGGCCGTCCCCGTAACCGAGCGCCGCGCACTCATCCTGTCGCCCGACGGCCAGCAGTGGCTCAAGGCCGCGGGCATGACCTGGGAATCCCTCGCCGGCTGGCTCCAGGGCCCCATGGACGCCGCTGCCTGGGAAGCCATGATCCCCACCATGGGCTACATGGCCTTGCTGCGAAACCTGCGCAACTTCGACCAGGCCGGCGTCTCCGACGCAGTCGCACACAAGGTCCGGGTCCGCCTGTCCGACCCCGAGCAGGTCGCCAAGAGCCGGCAACTTCCCTACCGGTTCCTGTCCGCCCAGCTCAACACCGAGACCTACCGCTGGTCGCCGGCAATCGAAGCCGCCCTCAACCACTCCGTGCGTAACATCCCTGCCTTTCCCGGCCGAACCCTCGTCCTGGTCGACACCTCAGCCAGCATGCAGTCACTCGTCAGCGACAAGTCCAAGATGAGCCACGTCATGACCGCCGCCCTTTTCGGCACCGCACTCGCCATCAAGGGCAACAACGTCGACCTGGTCGGCTTCGCCGACGGCGTGTTCACCCACGAGGTGAAGAGGGGCTCCAGCGTCCTGCGCGAAGTCGAGCGCTTCATCAAGCGCATCGGCGAAGTCGGCCACGGCACCCAGCTCTTCAACTCCGTCGCCCAGACCTACAAGGGCCACGACCGCGTCATCGCCATCACCGACATGCAGACCTGCCGGTACATGACACCCAGCAGCTACTACAGCAGCTACTACAGCGGTTACAACAACCGCCACGACGCCAGCCGCTTGGCCGGCTTCAAGCTGCCCGACGGCATCCCCTTCTACGGCTTCAACACAGGCGGCTACAAGGAGACCGTCATGGACGGCAAGCCCGGCATGTACGAGCTCGGCGGCATGACCGACTCCACCTTCGCCCAAATCCTCAACATCGAAGCCGCAAAGAAGGGCGTCTGGCCCTGGGAGCAGAACGAGCAGGTGGCCGCATGACCCGCCTCATCTACCTGGACACCGAAACGACATCCCTGGACGAACGCAACGGCGAAGTCTGGGAAATCGGAGCCATCGTCCGCGACCCCGGCGAAGACGACATCGAATACCTCTGGCAGATCCGCCCGAACCTCGAAGACGCCAACCCCACCAGCCTGCGCATCAGCCGCTACTACGAACGCATCCAAGTCGAATCCCGACTCCCCGACGTCGTCCAGCTCGACAGCAACGGCAACCACCTCACCACCATGAGCTCAGCGAAGCTCGCCGGCATTCTGGCACCCATGGTCGACGGCGCCACGATCGTCGGGGCCGTCCCAGATTTCGACTTCAGGTTCCTGCGCAAGTTCCTCGCCGACAACGGGCAATGCTGGACCGCGCACTACCACCTCATCGATATCGAGAACGTGGCCATCGGCTACATCCGCGGCATCCTCGCCCAAGGCGGACGCAAAAACCCAGAGATGGTCAGCCTGCTCACCGACCTCGTCGAGACGCTGCCGTGGAAGTACGTCAACCTGTGCAAGGCCTTCAGCCTCTTCCCCGACCAGTACGAAGCCCACACAGCCATCGGTGACGCCCGCCTCGTCCGCGACCTCCACGACAAGATCACCACCGGAGCTCTCACCCTCGACCAAGGAATGGCACTCACAGCATGACCCGACACATCCTCCACACCGACGTCGACGGAGACCAGGTCCAACTGCAGACCTTCACCAACGAGTCCGGCTGGGAGCTCTACGTCCGCGTCGAAGGTGAAGACAGGTACGTCAACCTCCCCAAGAAGGACATCCCAGGACTCATCCGAAACCTCGTAGCCGCGGCCGACCTCGACATGCTCGTCATCGAAAAGCCGATAGGCAGCGACACCAAGTTCGCAGTCGACCCCGTATACGGCGACATTCGACAGGTCCAGATCACCTATGGTTTCGCTCTCGCCGAGCGCCTCGACGGGGCCGAGATCATCCGACTCATCTGGCAACTGTCCGAGGCGTTGGCCACGTCCCACAGCGCTCCCGGCGCTAGCACGATCAACGCTATCCAGCGAGACCTCATCAAGGCCGGAATCAACCTGCCCCTCGGCTCTACCGCGTGCAGCAGCAAGCTCTGGCGGATGGGCTACCGCAAGGACCCAGCCCATGCTGCCCCGACCGGCACGTCGGCCCAGATCTTCAACGAGCTCCCCGAAGCCAAGGGCCTGCACTGACCGTTGAAGAAGAAGCTCAACACGAAGCCCCCGATCAATCTTGGTCGGGGGCTTCCTCCTTTTCCACCACAAAGCTGCCCATACCGTACTCGGTATAAATCAGGCCCTCATCACGCAGCGCCTGGACTGCCTTCTGGGCCGTCCTGTTGGCGACCTTGAACTCGCCCACGATCTCAAGGACAGTCGGAATCTTCGTACCAGGCGCGTACGTCCCGTCCACGATGCGGCCGGCGAGAATTTTGGCAATCTGCCGCCACTTCGGCTGATTGTCCTTGAGTTCGATCACGCACCAGACGATAGGTAACGCCACTACGATCTAGCGATGGCCCGTCTCCGTGAGTAGGGTATGGCGTACTACACTATGACCCTCCTAGGATAGGCGCATGAACTCCGCGTTCCTTAGAGCCCTCGGTGACGAGATGGCCCGCGTCAGATGGCGGCTGCCTCTCACAGAGCCGAAGGACGACACCAAAACCCCAGACCAAGACACAGACGCCGACGTGCGCTGATCTTGCCGGATCGCGAAGGAGGAGCACAGAAATGACGCCCTACAGCGTCATACCGTATGTGGTCGCCTTCGCTAATGAGGTGGTACATGACCCAGTCACCTTTGTGCCTGACGCTGGCGGACTGCGCCTCGCCTACCCGGACGAGCGCCCCGAGGACCGCGTCAACGGCGTACTTCGAGTCCGCGTACAAGACCTACGCGACCAAGTAGACAAACGCGGACCAGAGCGTATGAAGACCTTCAACACCCTTCGCCAATGGCGAGCCATGGACAACCTACTGTGCCAGGTGTGCGGCAAGCCAACGCTTGACCGGCGTACCGGCATAAGCCCGTGGGTACTCACCCGAACAGTTTTCAAGCCGACAGGAACTCACAGCGGGCATACGAACGCTCCACCCACATGCTGGAACTGCCTCAGGATAGCCGTCATCGAATGCCCGATGTTACGTGACAACATGTCGATCCACACCGTCGCCAACGCAACGCCCGCTGGCGTCCTGGCACACGTGTTCAGACCGGGCTTCCAACACGTACCTGTCATCGTCAATCGCGACGTTTTCATCTCCTGGGACCGACACGCGCGCTACCACAGAAAGACACTAGCCCTCACGCAGGTGTTCCACCTACAAGGCATGACCCACATATCACTTGACAAGGCCCTCCAGATGGCCGAATGAAGCCTCTCCCACACAAGAGACGAAAAGGCCCCCCGAGAAATCCCGCTCGGGGGGCCTTTTCCTGTGCTTCACCAACACCTAAGTGGCAACGACCTCCGTCAACCACTTCCTCGCCGTCTCGACATGCTCCCAGGTGAGTCCACGCCTACCATCCACCGGCACGATCAGATGCCGGCCGATCTGCGGATGGAGCAACACCTTCTCCTCCAGGCCCTCGGCGTCATCGAACCACACGAACGGACGCAGATCCGCCCAGCTCGCCACACACGCCGACTTCCACTCAGCCTCGCGGGTGCTCAGCGCGCCAGGGATCTCCAGAATCGTCTCGTCGATCTCGACAACCGGCAGACGGGGGAGACCGAGCCGCGGGCCGATGTGGTCATTGGCGTCCTCGTTCCAGAACGACGCCCACAAGAGCTCGGCGCCGAAGTCCTCAGTCAGATCCTTCAACCACTGACCGTGCTCAGGATTCATCCGCACCTCGTACGTCGAGAAGTCCACTACGACCTGATGGCTGCGAAACCCATGCTGCCACCGGTCCGGATTGAGCACGCCGTCGACGTCGAGCAGTACGGCCGGCCGCATACTGGGCACTACATGGCTCGATTCTTCTTGATGAACGCCAACGCCTCTTCCATGGCCTTGGGCGTCAGCGTGAAGCAGTAGGTCAGACCGTGATCATTGATGCCTCCATGGTCGACGATGGTCACCCGCCTGAGCTTGTCAGTGACAGCAGTGATCGACGCGTCCTCGCTGTCGATCACAGCCGCCTGGTCTTCCTGCGTAAAGGTGGACACTGTTTCTCCTTCTTGTGTGGGTTGAGCAGCATCAGCTTGCCCGTGCCGCAATCGTCGCGGGGGGTGCGGGTGGCCTCTTGAGGTAGGCCCAGTGAGTGGGCTTAACTGGGCTCTGCCTGTCGTAGAGACGAAAACCGTTCCCAGTCCAGAACCCGACGTTCACACCAAGGGTCTCGTCGTAAATCCAGACCTGCTGGAAATCCTCCAGCTCAGGCTCCTGAGAAGGCGTCGAATCGTCGTATTTATGCCAAAAATCCGGCACGACGATGAGAGTAGCAGCGGACATGATGCGTTCCTTTTTCTACGGGGAACTCACAATGAGCCGAATCGGCTCAGAAGCGCTCGAACCTGCGCCGAGCGCACCTGCGGACCCACAGAGGCCGCAGAAGAATTGGGTCAGAAACAGTGCCGGCTTATCCCGCTTCTGTAGACGCCTGAGCTTTGGCAGCTTTAAGATCCGCGATGAGCTCCGTTAACTCAGCGGCTGACGCCTCGAAATCCTTGGCCGCGCCCTCAAGGCGCTCAGCCCGTCGCAGAGTATTGAAAATGAGCTGCACGCCATAGACGAATGCCAGGACGAAGGCTACCCACAACGTAATTCCCCACGGGGAACTCGGCCTAAACCAGGCATGCACCTGCACACCGACCAGCCAGACAGTCATTACGACAGCCACAACGAACGCCGGAAGCGTAAGCCCGAAAACACGTCTCACGCCAGACTTTAACCTCTTCACCTATCTCCTCTTTCGATACTTGTAAGTCCTCACCGGAGGCAATCCTTGCCGCAGATACCGCACCACATACCAATGCCGACGACGAGCTAGGCGGATATTGGGCCACGTCATTCGTGCACCCCACCTACCCCTCCTGCAGAGCATCGTTTCGAAAACTGGACCCTCCGCCAGTACATACGTCTGCGGCTGTCGAATAGTGGACACCAGCGTTCCGGCCGCATAGTTCCTGGCGACCCTACGATCACCAAAATCCACGTCGTAGATCGCTAGCCACACCCGGCGAAGAACCTCGTCGGTTTCCTTGTCGACATCAGCGAGCAGCTCGACCCGCTGCGTCTCCAGCGCGGCGGCCTTCCGCGCCCGAGCACTCACGGGATCACCACCTCCGTCGGGCTGAGGACCTTGACCGCGGAGATGGCCACGCCGCGCATTCGGCATGACCGTTCCACGTAGGACCTCATGGCCGACGACAGGTCATTGAGGGTAAGAAGCTTCGTCACCGTCACCTCGGACAGCGGCGGCACCACCCGCAAGCGCCGCTTCTTCACAGGTACAGCAGCCGGAGCCGGAGCTTCCTGGTACGAAGCCGCCATGGCGTCGATGTCCTTATCCGATATCCGGGCCGTCGACGCCAAACTCGTCCCCAGGCCCTCCCCGTAGAAGTCAGTAAGCGGACGTCCTCGAACAACAGCCATCACAGATCTCCTCCATAGAAGGACGGCGGAATCATCGACGCGACCCAGCCATCCGCAGAAGCACTGAAAACCGGAGCGGCCTCCACCGACCAATGCGAGCGCAGAGCATGAGCCGTAACCGTCTTACCGGTGCGCTGATGAACAATGTCGAGCTCCCGCTCAACCAGTTGCCGCACACAGATACGCCCCAGCCGCACATGCTCCGGCCACGCGGCATCGAAATTCTCGCCCACCTCAGTGAGCATCTTCTTCACCTCGACCGTGTTCCTGCCCACGAGCGCCGCATGCGGGAAGTGAGCTCGCGCCGCCATAGAGACGGCGTTCCTACGCCAATCCTGCTGGCGCCACAGAAAGTAGTTCGCCACCTCGGCCCGGTCCGGAAGCGCGATCACCCGCGCGTCGAAATGCGCGCCCCGCTCCTTCCAGGACGGATGCACACCATTGAATGCCTCGCTCACCACGGAAGCCGACACCGACACGATCTTCGGAATGACACCGCCGAACCAGAGCTCAGCCCGAGCCCGATGCACATTCGTGGCCAGCACCGAGATCTCATCCGACTGCACGTACGCGAACTGCGCGCCGGCGACCTCCTGACACAACGCCCTGGCGGCAGAATCCATCGAACGCATGAACTCAAAATCGAACGGCTGCTCGGCACCGCGAAGGAACGTGTGGAACGCGCGACCGTCGACCCGAATGATCACATAAGCGCGCTCCGGGAGAGTCGGAGCCACCTCATACGATCGCATCCGCTCGCCGAGCGGCACCCCGTTGTCCTCAGCCATCATGCGCCCTCATCAGCGCGGACAGGCGAGTGAACTCGGCCTTGAGCAGACGCTTCCCCACCTGCGTGATCACGTACTGACTAGGAACAGACTCTCGACGCCTCTCGATCAAGCCGAGCTTCACGAGATCCGTCAAGGTCCAATACAGACCCAGCGGCTGACACGCCGCGCGCTTCAGCAATACCTCCGTCGGATGACCGACAAGCTTCGGATCGAGGGACGCGGCCAGCACCGTCAACCCCTTGGCATAGTCCGGCAGTTCTTTCACAGGCCTCACCGCCAGTACCCCCCAGTCAGCCACGACGGCAAGCCGTCCAGTGCGTACCCGTACATCGACTGCTGACGAGACAGGTACGGCCTCTCGTCGGACTTCGGCCGCGCCGCCTCGACGACCCCATGGAACAGAGTCCGTACGAGCCTTATTGGGATGACCACCGGCCAGGCGAGGATCATGCGAATCGACTGCCGCTTCACATACTTCTCACGACCACCCAGCGAGAAGGCGACCCGTTCCGCCCTCCGCCACGCGGCCGGCAAGTCCCGAACCGCGATCACCCAGCCTGTAGCCAGATAGGCGACACCATTCGACAAGATGCCGGCGATGACAAGCTCAAGACCCATCGGACGTCACCTCAGCAGGATTTGACCTCCGCGGCGCCGGGACGCACTCCCGCAGGACCTGCCGCTGAAACCTCCTCGCTCGATAGACCGTCGGCCACTGGTCCGGCAGAGCCAGCAGAGCCAGCAGAGTGAGGCCCGCCGACTGTGACCCATGCCCGTCGAGATGCCAGGTCGCCCAGTCACGCAACTCCGCCCAGGGCCGCACAGCCCGCGCACCATAACCCGAGGCGAAGCAGACGACCATCGCGAGCGACACGTAAAGCTCAGACATCGCCGGCCTCTTTCATGAGCTGCTTCAGCCGGACGAGGCGTTCATCCGACATACCCGAGTGGTAGTAGCCGTCAGTGCCGAAGCACACGAGAACGTCGACGGGACGGCCGATCGCCGGAATCCGCAGCGCTCCAGGCTCATCCACGGTCACCTTGAAGAGGATGTCCTCCGCGTCCTGCTCCACGATCATCGTCGTGACGGGATACGCCTCTTCGGGAACATCGATGAACTTAACCGGCGCTTCATCGGTTTCAGACATTGCCGCCGACCAGACGTCGCATCTTCGCCGCCGACTCCCGCAACCCCTCGGCCCCGGCCAGCACCGCAGCCATCAGTGACTCCATCTGCTGCAGGTCGCCCTGGTCGACCGTTTCCGATGCCACCTGCACGCGAAGCACCCGAAGATCCGACTGCACCGTCCCGACGTCGTCCAGCGCTACGGCCATCTCCCGCCGCAAGTCACGGCGCTGTGTGAGAACCTCCTTCGACTCGACGCCAGACAGCACCAAAAGCATCGCCATCACAACCACCCCTCCTGTTTCATAACCTCCGCCGCCATCCGGCAGAAGGACGCCGGGACCAACCTCCCGGCAGGAACGTCACTACAACCGCCACAGATCTCGGCCGGAACCTCGTGTCGAGACTGCCTCGGCGTGCGATACAGCACGGGGACATGTACGCCCGTCACCGCGCCGGCCCCTTGCGCACCCGAAGCGTCTCGATCGCTTCGGCCAACATGCCCGACCCGAAATACTGAATGTCGAGCAGATCCCGATCGGTCGCCTTCAACAGAGCCTCGACAGTGCGGTAGTCACCACGATGCAGCCCATTGGTGATCCGCGTGCCGAACCCGAGTTCGACGACTTCCGTACTCTTCGCGAGACGGAGACTGGCCAGCAGGTCAGCGAACTCCCGCGTCTCGATCACACGGCCAGCGGCCTGAACCAGCCTCCGGCAGTGCTTGCACGTGATGCCCGTCTCGACGATGTCGCCGGTCCCGTACACCCCACTCGCACTGCACAGACCCCAGCCAGAGAGGATCCGATTACGCTGCATCACCAGCTCGAAGCCGTGCACCACGCCACCACGCTTACGGCGTACCGACACCACCTTGCCGATTTTCCGACGGGCCATCACAGCGCCGGCTCCACGTACAGCCGGCCATGCGACAGCCGCCCGACAGCCCGTGCCACGCGCAGCGCACCCGCACGAATCACGACAGGGGAGCGCTCGCACCAGGCGTACAACCCCGGCTCGTCCGAAAGTGCGTACAGGTCGTAGGCCAGCATCCAGTGCCACTCCCGGATCAAGTAGAAGGCCATGAACGATGCCGGATGCCCCACGTGCGCCAGGAGCTCACTGATACACGCGTGCCGTCGACGAGGCACGATCGCGACCGCAGTCGCCTGAACGATCCGCTCGACACCCAGGACCTCACGCCACTCCGGCAAGATCCTGATCGTCGCCTGATACGCCCACATCGTGGCTTTCCCGCTGCCTTGAGAATGCAGCCTCACTACCGGTCCCTCCTCTGGAATCTCCGCACCAGGCGCTCAACGGTCTCCGCATCACCCGGAGCCGGAACGCACATGGGGTCGACTGCCACAACGCCCTGCCGGCGTAAATCTCGTGGCCAGGTCCAGGGCCTGGGAACCCGCAGCAAGCTCCCAGGCCCTGGAGTCAAATGACGGCGCCTACCCCTTGTTCAGGAACTTGGGGAAGTCGGCCTCGTCGGCGAAGATCACGCCGAGTTCACGAAGCACCGCGTTACGCAGCCCGTTGACACCGAGCTCGCGTAGCTGCGCCGAATCTCGATCCAGCACGTCGACGACGTTCCGGACCGTGTTGATGTACGACAGCGTGACCCCGTCAGCGAACTCTTCGCGGTCACGGTCGAGCTCTCTCCGTAGAAACGCGACACCGCTCCGGTAGTCGCGTTTCTGAGAGTTCGCCGAGTCACGGAGCTTCTCGTACTCCCCGCGAAGGCCGGTGTTCTCCAGCAGGACATAGACCTGTGCGACATGCAGGTCTTCCGTCGCCGCTGCCTCGGTCAGCGTCATCCCCGCGGCGTAGGCCTGGAGGATGCGCTTGGCCTTGTTCGTCCTGTGACGCTGCTTGCCGGCCTCGACTGCTTCATCGAGCTGGCTCCGCAGCGTGTCCGACTTGGCTACGTGCGGCTGATGGATCTGGGGATGCATGTCCATCTCCGTCAGCGCGTCCCGGATGAGTCCGCCGTTGAGGCGGATACGACACAGGAAGTCGTCCCACCACGGCGGTCCGGTGACCGGATCCTTAACGTCTATCACTGATGTTTGCTCCTCGCTAGGCGTGTCATGACCGTACAACAAGGGCTGTCCCTGACGTAACGGAAGTTCCCGTCTCGCAAGATAACGAATTGGTAGAGAAGTGCCGAAAGTGCTACGGGATGATCAAATACACCTCTCGACTTCTCGACCGCACCGTTACCTGGGCCACGTCCGGACAGCAAAAAGGCCCATCGGGAGTACTCCAGGGAGCCGTGCCCCCGGCCCCGACAGGCCCTTGGCAGCGAAACGCCACCAAGAGCGGACCCTAGCAGCCCGAGCTCGCCGACGGCAGGGGAGTGGCCATGACCTGCGAAAGTAGCGAAAGGTAACCAATGCGGGGATCGAGCGAGCCGGCCATCCGAGGCCACTGTCACTCTGTGTAGACCAAATCGCATCCGGGAAATCAGCCTAGGCCGGCGCGTGCATGATCGTTTAAGGGTACCCCCCTCCGGTATGCCAGGTACCCCCCGGACCACAATTTTTTTCGGTGGCCTTACTGACTCCGGTTGACGTGATGTCACAGGGATGCACACCAAACCAGGGGAGGAGAATAGGTATTGACCTGCTGAAACGCTCAATCTGACAGCCGCTGACCAAGATCATGATAGACAGCGCGATAGTGGATGATCTTGACACTGTCGAAATGATCATGGTTCGGCTCCGTCGGTGTGGGCTGATCTCCATACGGTCGGGGGGTATCACTAGTTGATCATCCCTTCCGCGAGCGAAGATCGTTTGGCGAGCTGCGAGCCTTGCTCATTATTACATTCTGTGACATTTGTGAGAATCACTCTCCGTGACATCCGTCCGTCGGTCCATCCGAGCTCGGTTCCCGTACAGATCTCCCCCCTCCCCTCCCTTCCCCCCTCTTGATTCGCGCCTACGGCTTACGCTGCCGTCGGCTCTCACGGAGTCCTCACAGAGTCTCTGTCTATGGGGGAGACAGGCTCTGTGGCTCTCAGAGCCGCCGCTTGCGCCGAAATTTCGCGCTTCGCAGAGAGCAGGCGGGGATCGGGGATCGTGCCCGATCAGCTCTGATACAGAGCAGAAAACAAGATCATCTTTCCGGTGCCGGCGATTTGAACCAAGATCATTTAGCAAAGGCCGGCGCTTTCGATGGACGTTTGTGCAGGTCACAGCGTTGCTGAATCAATCAGACGTGAACGATCCAGACGTGAGGGATAGCGTTATCGTCTCGTTACATAAAATGCCTTCCACTGGCAGGCAAGCGGGCGTACCTTATGAATTGTCAGAAGAACGGGAACGGGAACGGCTCTCTGGCTCGCAATCTGAGTTGAGGTTTCTCCTCAAAGCGAGTTAGCCGGTTTCACCAAAGCGCGTTCTCTCTGCTGAAAGGTCAGACGACAGATAGCTAGTGAAGGGAGATTAGTGATGATTCGCGCACCGCCTTAGGGTTTGCGCCCGATTTTCGGCCTACGTATTGCGGCGTACGTAGGTGGGCATCGTGTAAGCCGGTTTCGTTCCAACGCACGCTAAGCGTTGGGGAATTGGCCCGACCGATCGGGCAAGAGTCCTACGGGACAAGGGTGCGCATCTCCTTGGCAATGCGCGTATCTCTATGGTGTGAACCACCCGCTAGAGATCACCGGACACGTGACAAACCATGAATGCGACATGGCAACGCACGTGATCGGGGATGGCATTAGTCGCGCCTGTCTGTCGAGGACAACGATTCATTTCGGAATGAGCGTGCTTAGCTCGTGTTACAGCAACAGGTCTGAAAAAGGCGAACGTGTCATCCGAAGCGATCAGGATGTGTTCCCCCCTGACAACAGTTAGATCTGTATCAGAACAAAGGTGCATTGCCTGATCAGCCCGTGAGCATGGAAGGGCGTAGCGTCCCTAACCACATGGGTAACTACTCACGCGTTCTAGGCAAGTCGGTTGCGCGCCGAATTTCGGCGTACAGGGTTCGAATCCCGCTAGAACGGCTTAGACAGAAACCGAGGAAAGGAAACAGTATGTACGGCAGGCCAGCGATTGATGTTTACCAGCAAGTTCGCGACGAGTACGCGTGTGGTCTGATCTCATACTCAGAGTTTCACGACATCTGTGAAGTTCTCTTCGGTTAATTCGTGAGTCACGAAACCCACCACACAAGAAAGGCCATTACATGGATGCCGTAGAACGCATCACAAGGAACGCAAAAAAGGGCACGGAACTTCGCAAGCGTGCCAGCGCGTTGCCTGAATTCAAGCGAGGTGAGCCGCAACGCCTGTACGAACAAGCACTTACCTACGTATGGGGATGGCAAGACAGGGGAGGAGAACACGACTCCTATCAGGCTGACGAATTCGCGCTGGCCTACTGGGAGCACGCTCTTAACTACGCCGAAGGAAAGAGCTCATGCCGTATCAATCTGCGTGACGCGTTCACGTCATGGCATGAGACAGGCGAAATCAAGCGTTCGTAGCGCTGGCTTTGTTCCCGATTTTCGATACTGAGAATCGGGCACATTGCCATTCCTGCGAAACCCACACAAGTAAGAGAAAGGCGAACACATGAGCGTACACGCACTCATAGGCGAGCGTGTGCGTGTGCACTTCAACTTGCACACGCACCTTTGGTCAGTCACAGCAATGACGGGCCCGAATTCCGGGCGTGTTATCGCGAACCTCACAGACGTGAGCCTTAGCGACGTGACCTTCAAGGTTTCGGCCAAGGGGCGTGACCGGTCACACCGACTTGGAAAGCGAACTGTTCACGCTTGGGTTGTCGGTGTGGTGGAAGCCGTGAACAGTGCTCCTGACATCACGGGTAGGGAGCGCGTCACCTATAACCCGGCACCTGACAGGGCAGGCACGTTCACCACAACGTCCGACAACGAGCCAGTTCTCGTGACGGCCCATGCCGTTTTTGCCTGCCCTGCCGACAATCCCGCACGTGGTTACGCGTGGATCTAGATATCCACACAACGAAAGGCGAACACATGAGTACTCAGGCGATTGTCATCGGTACGCAGATCGATCAGGTCATTTGCGGCAAGCGTAAGTACGTCACGCACCCCGTAGCACGGCACATCGCGCACACGTGGAAGAGCGGCCAGAGAAGCGAGCTCTACAGACTGGCCATGTGTGGCGGAATCACGGACGCGACTCTCCTACGCGCCGAAATTTCGCGCATAGCCGATGACATCTCGGCTACGCCCGGATTCTCCGAATACGCATACGCGCAGCTTATGGCACTCGACATGTACGTAAGTCGGTGTTCCAAGTCGCGTAAGCCTGTGAAGGGCTGGGAATCGCTGACCGTGGCCTAGGTGTTCGTGAGCCTCGCTAGTACGCCCGATTTCCTCATGGGATCGGGCGTACGGGCGTTCCGACGAAACCCACACAAGGAAAGGTCGAACGATGAACACATGCGAACTGTACTTAGCGGCTCCGCAAGACTTCACAAGGATCTACAGCCTGTTCATTCGGGACACGCACGTGAGCATATACGCCCACGATGACAGAGAGCGCTTTGAGTTCCGTATCAACGGTGCTGTGTGCGCCTATCTCGCATACGACGCGATTCGATACGACCAGTCAGAGCCGAATTTCCACGAAGAGCGCTACCTACTCATGCTCGAAAGGGCATACCACGCACGCGCTAGGTATCGGTTCTACGTGGGCCCGATTTTCGTCTAGCAAAGAAAGGTAAACACCATGGCACGCAAACACATTAGGTGGTCCGAAACCGACTCCGGTCTGTGTGGTAAGCCAATGAAGCCAACCGGTCCAAAAGATTTTTTCTGTCACCCGTGTGCCGATATCCAGCGCGTCATGCGTGCTGTCGAAATCGGCGCACGCACGGTCGGTGCGGACGTCAAACTCTTCCCCTCCGGAAACAACGCGTGTCGTATCGAATGTGACACGTCTACTGCTGAATTCCGTAGGTTCGCTGCCCTTATGCGTAAGGGAATCGACTACCTCGGGGCAGGCACGCTTTACAGTTTCAGCGTACGGAGCAAGACAGAAACCGGTGCGATAGTCCGCCACATGGCGGGATAGCCGAAACGGGCCCTAGGGCCCGTCGTATGTGATTGGTCGCGCATACCTGATGATGGCAGACCAGCAACCCACACAAGAGGACACAGCATGTTCAAGCTTGAGTTTGAAGTAACCGGTTCGGCGTTCGATGACCCACACGACTCCGGAGAGATCGCCGAAATTCTGAAGAAAATCACGGGCGACGTGTTCGACGGTTATACGGGTGGCGTGATTCGCTGCAGCAACGGTAACAAGCTCGGCTCATGGAAGTACGACAAGCGGGATTGATCTTGTCATTGGGTCGCTAGCCGGCACGGCTAGCGACCCTGTAATGAGATCAATGCTGTTCTCATTCCCTACACACGGAAGGTGTCGATTTATGAATACTCTCGATCTGATCATGGCTGACGTGGCTCGTGCAAAGCGCACCGACACGCCAATCTATGACGGCACTGCAAAGGGCATTGCAGCAGGCTGGATTAGCTCTAGCAACATCGGCTTTCTCCGGCTCAATTCAACGGGGACCGTTACTCCGGATCTCTTCGCAGAGATTGACGCCGAAATTCGCGTTGTCAAGTCTAGTCCGCAGCATTTCGACGCTGACGAGACAGTCAAGGATCTAGGCACCGCTGCCCAGAACGTCGAAATGCTTCGTTGCCTTAAGACCTACGCACGTAAGTGCGGGGAACGTGGCGCTCAAGCCGGTTGGGACAGAGTCGCCCCCGATGTACTTACAGAGGAAATGGAATACAACAGCGATGCGGAGTGACCTTAGCTGACTAGTCGGGCCCGAAATTCGGGGAATGCGGGCCCGGTAGTGAACTGACGTCACCCACACAAGAGAGAAAGGCTCAACCATGCATGACCGTTACATGGACCCGTACAAGCGAATTGGTAAGGCGCTTTCGAAACCTCGCAGTTCCGACCGTCGGCAAGACGCGTACGGAATCTGGGAGAGTAAGGAGTTTGGAACTCTCTACGTCAAGTACGAGGGTTACCAGCTTCCCAACGGCTCCATGCTCGGACTTCCCGGTTCCGGCATGCACGCATCATTCAACCAGTCATTGCACAAGGTCGAGACTGGGAAAGTATTCGATCTCGCGACTTTCGCAGAAGTGACGTTCTTTGACGGTCGCGATCTAGCGTCTGTACTCGCACGGCTTTAGTGAAGGGCCCGTGAGTTTCACGGGCCCTTTGCCATGGCCTAGTGCGCTACGCCTAGGACTACCCACACAGGAGAGGCACACCATGACTGAGTACCGTAAGGGATTCGTCAGCGTCGACAGCGGCGAAGAGCGTAGGTGGTATCCCGCCGAAATTCTCGTAGGCAGTGAGACGCGAGCGGCGAACTACACCACCGTCAAGGCGCGATTCAACGCCGAGACGGCTAGGCGTATCGTCGACGAATCGAACGCGACGTATGGCAATGGTCAGTATCTGCGCTGGTCTGACGACAGCGTTATCACGGGCGACGTCGACGGACCCGTGCACATCGAGCCGGATTCTGACGACATGTACGCGATCAATGCATGGGGTTGGGAAGAGGTCGAGATCATCGCTCTCACAGCGGTAGTCATCGTTCCCAAGCATGACGCCGAAAGCGTCGAGACTGCGGTAAGAGACGCGCTGAAGCGAAACGACGCGCGGCTACTTGCCCCCTGTGGCTGGTCTCCGGACCCTGACACGATCGCCGAATGCCTAGGCGGTTCCGAGCGCCTAGACGATTCTCCGTTCGACATGGTGCGTGTTCTCGATCTCAACCCCTAGCCGAAACGGGCCCTAGGGCCCGTCGCGCGTGAATGGTCACACGCGCCTGATGATGGCAGACCAAACCCCACACAAGAGGACACAGCATGACTGACAACACCCCGAGCTCTTACGAGGAAGTCTGTAAGAGCGCAGCCACGGATCAGGGTCTTGACCCGATCACAGCTCACCTTCGCAAGCTCGGTATTCCGGTCGTGGTCGAACAGACCGGAGGATTCTGCATGGTCGCTACCGTCTACCTCAACGACGGTCACACCGAATACATCGGTATCACGCCCGGTGAATACAACGACGAAAAGAAATACCGGCCCGGAACGTGGCTGGTGTGCTTCTATCCCGACCGTGAGGACATCGACCCTCCGGTGCTGGACTGGCACGCTGATTCCGATCGGGTCGTTGCACTGATTCGCGCGCACACCAACTCAACCGAGGTACGCCTAACAACAGTCACCCGTGTTTCAGAGGAGACGCTCAATCCCGGCAGGCTTCGGATTGACCGTAAAGGGTGGTTCCACGAGAAGGCGCAGATCTTCGGTTCCCTTAGGGACAGTCGGGCAGTTCCCGAGTGGCTCACGCGCGTGAGTCTGTACCAGTACACGCCCGAGCAAATCGACGATCTCATTCTGCTGGCCTGCACGTACCCGGACAAGAGTCAGACAAGCGAGCGCTGATTTCGTCATGGGGCAGCTAGCCGGCATCTCGTCTAGCTGCCCTGTAATGAGCTCAGCGGCTCAGAGTACCCACACAAGGAAGGTGTACCCCATGCAGTGGTACGACGGACACGTCAAGCACGAGGACATCGACGAAACGTTCCCCGCACAAATGATCGAGCATGTCCATTGGGGTGGATATGTCACTCCGCGCTTCACTCGTGAGACTGCGTCACGAGTTATTGACGTGCTCAACGCCCAAGATTTCGCACTCAATCCTGACGGCGGATTCCGTCTCACGTGGGAAGGTGACGCGATTCGCCTTTACGAAATCATTCCAGCAGTGGAGTCAAACGACTATAGAGGGGAACTGATCCAGCCCGATTCCGATGGCTTCTACGTCATCGGCGCGAATTGGTATTCATGGTCAGACGCTAGGGCAAGCGCCTAAGGCAACAGATGAGCTCAGCTCAGAGTACTCACACAAGGAAGGTACACCCATGACGTGGCTAGAGCCGATGCGCGCACGGCTGGAACACGAGGACGATATTCGGGCCGAAGAGATTCCGTGGTACATCGAAAATAAAGACAGCAACATCCCCGTTCTGTGGATCGTGCTGGAAGATGACGCACTGCTCGGAATCACACCGGGAGATGGGGAACGTCCCGACGGCACGGAGACATGGCTAGTCAACTGGTATCGCGACGAAGACGAGTACCGCAGCGAGGACGATCGAGAGCTGCTCTCGTTCGGAGCCGATCTTTCGGCTGATCGGGTGGTGGCCATCATCGATGCTCACCTGTACCCAGAGCAGACACGGGAACGGATTACCAGCGTTTCGAAGGAAACGCTGAACCAGGGGCATGCCCAGCACACAAGCTTTGCCACGGACGATCAGAGAGCCGCTTGGCATGGGCTGCAGGACACGCGCGATCTGCCCTCCTGGATGCAGCAGGTGCAGACGTTCCGATACCTGAGTGAGGAGGTCGACGACCTTATCTTGCTCGCGTGCACATACCCCACGCGCTGATTTCGTCATGGGGTCGCTAGCCGATATCGACTAGCGACCCTGTAATGAGCTCAGCGGCTCAGAGTACCCATACAAGGAAGGTGCCCTATGACAGACAACGCACTTCGGTATCACATCGGCACGGTTGGCCTGCCCGATGAATTCGTGCAGTGCGCCAAGAGCGTTACGGAAGTGGCCGAATTCCTTAGGGATGCGGCGCGTGACGTAGAAGAGAGCGCTGCCAACGAGCATGACAAGTCATGTGAGCACTGCCGGCCTGCTATGGAGAATGGCGAGCGGCCCGATTGTCTCGGCATGGATGAGAGCACGGACGCAAGCGCCATCCTCTCGTCAATCGCCGATCGTGACCTGACATGGTCCCTCTCGACATTCGGCATCGGTGGTGCTGCCGTCTACAAGATCGGCGATACACACTACTCCGTACGCGTCACGGCCGAATTCGAGAGTATCCCGTGTGACGGTAAGCCGTTCAACTCCGTGACCAAGTGGAGCTAGGCCAGAAAGGAGCCGAGTCTATGACATCCGTCGAAGACTTCGAACGTGAGTACAGCGACATTCTCGATGCCATTAGGGCCATGACCTATGAGTGGCGCCACTGGTCACGTGAGGCACAGAAGGACATCACCGAAAGCATCTCGCCAGATCCCCACGTGGACGGCCCCCCTACGTTCATCGCCTTCATTCGATTCGAATTCCTTGGCTGGGAGTACAGCATCTCCCGTCTCAACGTCGAAAATGATTGGACGTCCGGGCTGCCTGACAAGCGTTCAGAGCTGTCAAGCATGTGCATTAGGCGTGGGGTTGTCCTTGAGCACGCATCCAACCAAGACATCATGCACGTGTCCTACGGTCGCGCGGATACCGTGGCCGAGCTCATCGCGTGGCTAGAAGTCGAATTCGATCGTGCATGTCACATCACCGACGACGACGAAGACGATGAGCCGGACGACACCACACCACTAAGCGAGCCCTTCGGCTACACCAGCGAGTTAGGCACTCAGACATTCATGGCTGGGGCTGACGAGTTCGGTATCCGGCCGTACAGCGGAGACGATGGACTTGCGAACTACGAGTTCGTCAACGTCGAGAACGAAGCATGCGGCTTTCTCCTAGTCAGCCGCACCCACGTGTACCTGTACGACACGAGCCGAATCTACCGCGCCAACTGGCCTAACGGTCCTGAATGGCGCCCTGGTCTCAGTGCATGGTGTGACTCGTACCTCTAGGGGATTCGCGACGCTGGATACCCCGTAACTGACCTGGTTACGGGCCTGGAAAACACAAGAGGAGACACCACCATGACCGACGAAACACCGCAGTGGGTAGAGACCACCGTTGGATTCGAGGACGCGTTAGGGCCCTATCCGGCCCGGATTTCGGGACGCTCAGCCGGTAAGAATGGCTACGTAGTCCCATACTTCACCCGAGAGGTAGCCGAAAGGGTCGCCCGTGATCTCAACGCCGCGCATCAGGCTGACCCCTACGACGGCATGCAGTTAACGTGGGACGGAGTCAAGCTCATCCACGATGAGCGCCAGTATCACGACCTCGACAACTACGAGCCCGAGATTTGCGAGCCCGATGCCGATGGTTACTACACCATCGGTGGCGGGCGATGGCTCTGGGAGGAGATTTTCAACCCCCATAAGGCTATAGCCGTAATGCGCAACGCATCCGAAGCCTTGCAAGAGCTGTTCGCCAGCAACAAGCCCGACACGATGACACTCATCGCCTGCCACAAGCTGGACCTCGTCGAGACGTTCACCGAATTAGACGAATGGCTTAGCGGTAAGGGCAAGGGCATCCTGCCGAAAGACTGGGCGTAGCCGAAACGGGCCCGAATTTCGGGCCCGTCGGGACACTGGTTGGCTACCTGTCCCCTGATGATGGCAAGCCGCACACCCCACACAAGCGAAAGGCCGATTTCGTCATGCCCAAGGACACCCCCATGCGCCCCTTCAAATTCACGGTCGCGCTGGATGACCGTGAATTCAACCGAAATGAAGGTTTCGGGGAAGGGGAGATGTATGACACGGAGACTGTGATTAACTGCGTCCAGATCCACGATCCGCACATCGAGATATTCAAGTATCCCCTGAAGTCAATCTACCTCTTGGACGACAGCAGGACGGTTACCCCGTACTACGTAGCAGGGTGGTCGATCGATGTCGCTAAAGAAGTGTCCGGTGTAGGTAAAGGATCGATCCGCCTGCATCCTTTCCCGACTAACCCTGACGGGAAGACGAGACCTGATAACGGTCGCGTGATCAATTACGACACGTGGATGCTCGGGCCCCGTCGGTCCTATCACCTCAAAGTGACGTTCTCTTAGCAACATCCTAGGGCCCGATTTCTCGGGCCCTTTCTTGTATCCCACACAAGAAAGGCACCACCCAATGCGCGCAGACGTACGGCAGCTTGCCGACCTACACGTTACGGAACTGATCGGCGTTATCGCTTACATGGAAGCGCGAGGCCGGCTAGCCGAGAAGCTCGGGACCGGTACGGACGCCGCGGGCTACCGGATCGCTGTGAAGGCCAAGACCAGGGACCTACGGGTGTTCCTGATGTTGCTTCTCGACAGGGGAGGCGACGAATGCGCCGAGATGGCCGATGCGCTGGTCAAGCTTCGGGCCGATGAGTTCTACAGGGAACTTACGGAACCCGTACGGGTGAAGGCCGCCTAGCGCCTGCCCGTTTTTAGCTGGGAGCCCGATTAAAAGGGGCATCGGGCTCCCTCCTATGACCGTGCAGTCACACCCACACAAGGAAGGGTCAGCCCGTGACCTACGTGCGATTCACCGCAGTAACTGAGAAGCGCCGAAAGCTCATGAACCGAGACACGCCGTACCGGGTTCGAATCGAAGAGGACTACGATCACAACCCGCGCGAGTACGACTGTTACGACGCTTCGGATATCGCCAAATTTGCGGCTGGCGATTACCGCGCATGGGAGTACGTTATTTATCGGGCATGTCCTGAGCACGAGGGGTACTCCTGCGAGGGCGCTGAAGTTATCGACTCTAGTTGCGCAATCGGTGTTCTCGACGACACCGACTTAGAAGGCGACTACACGTCGCCATACCTCGTTGATAACGACTACATCCGCTCGATCATCTGGGAGGAATGGCCGACGGCTAGGGTGTCGCCGCTGGTATGGCAGCGTAGACGGCTGGGTCTGCACTATGTCGCAGATCGGCCCGCGATCAATGCCATGGTCACAGTTCAATTCCGACCCTTCGCCAATCCTCTAAGGCCGTGGCAACTTCGTGACTTCCGTGGGATCACTCCCTGTCGGACTAAGCCAATCCATCTGTTCGCGTCATACCACCGCACCCTACGCAGCGCCAAGCGTCACGCCGAAAATTCGACCTGGCATCTAGAGAACTAGCCGACGAGAGAGGCAAGCAAGTGTTCTATGAACAACTGAGACAGCAGTATGACTCTGTCCTCTGGGATCTCAATCTCGCCGGAATTCCGGCTGTGCTAGAGAACCTCGGCGGGTCCTGCTACGTGCTCTTCATTCGTAGGCACGGATGGATTATCACGGTCGCATCGACCACTACGGACGGGTTAGAGCCCGATCTCACGATCCCATGGGATTGGGACGTCACGCGCTATCCCGTGGACGATCACAGTGACACGGTCTCACACATGGTCATCAAACGTAAGGCGAAGCTTGACGGCCTGATCCGGTACATCCGATCCGAGATGGACCGCATGCCAAAGCGCTAGCGGCCCGAATTTCCACCCACATAAGAGAGGTAAGACCATGGCAGCAATCGGCAAGATCGAATGGTTCACGGCGGACGACGTCAACCCAGCTATCACCTTTCGCACGGAGCGGTGTTCGCGGGGCGCTGACGTAGTCCTGTACCTACTGGCCTTCGAGCTACCGGCGCTCTTCCCGGACTTGGAAGAGCCGAGCGTCGTCTACGTGATCAAAAAGGAGGAGGGCGGCGAGGACTCCTACAGCTCGGAGATCCACAACCGCGAATATGCGGAGAGCCTGTTCACCCTCATCAACGCTGGCGCACTGAGCTAGCCGGCTCCCTGGTCTCCCGTGCTGGCCCGAAATTTGGCCGGTGCCGGGAGTCTCGGGGAGTCAGCTAGGTCTGGCTGCATCCTCCCTGCCCCTGTCGGTCAGGGCGGATACCCTACGAGCACCACGAGACAAGGACATGATCATGGACACCGGCGAAGTTACCAAGATCCTTGACAACGTCGAGGCTGGCTACAACGGGGCGCACCAAGCGACTCGTGACGCGCTGCACAATGAGGGGTTTGACTGGGAGGACCGGTCCGGGAACCACGAGCCGGCCTACTACTACGAAGCGGTTGGCCAAAGCATCGTTGACTTCATCAAGGAAGAGGCTGGCGGGCTGGCCGACGACTACGGCAGCGTCACGGGCTTGTTGTTCAGCGAGATGCTCAGCAACATCGACCGGCGCGAGCTCGGCGAGCACTACTACCAGGACGTAGTCGAGAACAGCTAGCCCGGTCCTAGCCGGCCCCATGCCGCCAGACCTAGGGGAGTCTGGCGGCATGGATGTCAGCTTGGGCCCGAAATTCGGGCAACCCACACAAGGAAGACACAACCATGCTTCAGATTGACTACCCCTGGACCAAGCCGCTGAGTGCTGGCAACTACACGTGCGGCTGGTGCAGCCAAGAGATCAAGGGTGCCGGGGTCCAGGTCCTGACAACTACTGCGGACAGTCTCAATGGCAAGCCGCTGTACGAGACACGCCACGCTAACGGCGAGTGCGACGCACGACGCTACCTCTTCAGCCGTGACAGTGACGGCGCTGTCGTCTATCGCTACGAGCTCGCAGAGGTCGAATTCATCTGGCAGCCCGGTACGTCTCAGATCCTGGTAAAGGGCTTCGGCCCTGAAGGTGACTTGAACATCGGCGTTCGGGACCTCGCTACCGGCAAGATCGAACTTCCTAACGCAATGCGCCCCTTCGTGGAGAAGTGCGAAGAGTGGTATGCCGGTATGAACGTCAAGACATGCCGTCACTGCGAGAAAGACGTCCACCCGAATTTCGCGGGGGTGTGGTACGGCGAGGACGACAGCGCCGAGTGCCCCGAGAACAACGACGGGGAACACTCCCCGATGTCCCACTGATCAAGCCAAGAAAAGGACAGCTCAATGTCTGAGTATTTCATCGGCAATCCCGACCTGTACGACGAGCGAGCGGCGACAGAGGAAAGAGAGACACTCGAAGTCGAGTCGTGGATGTACCCCGACGAGGTCGACGGCGAGGACGACGACGAGTCCTAGCCGGCCCGGTACCCATACCCTGCTCTATGGGGTGTCGGTATCGATGTCGGCTAGGACTCAGAGATGGGCCCAAAAATTCGGCTCAACAAATCGGAAGGTAAGAGAATGAGCGACACGCCCAACCCTCGCGCGCTGGCTACTGCTGAAATAGGGAAAGACGGAAACGTCACTTTTACCGTGCGTGACCCCATGGGGAATAGGCAGGGTATGACTGTACACCCCGACGTCGCGCGTGAGCTGCGGAGAGTCCTGTTTTATGTACTAGTGGACAGTCGACTCACGAACATCGGATAATCTGCCTGGTCTTAGCCACACACCACCAAACAAATTACACAACGCCTGAAATCTGGAGGAAATCATGATCCACGAAGACATCATCAAGGGTTATCACCCGTACGTGCTCGTGAAGAAGTTGAACGACGAGAATATCTCTGACCCTGACAGCGCCGAATCTCCGGGCGGAGTGTTTCTTGCCGGTATCGCACAGAGGTACGCCGAGTACCGGGGCCGGTTCTTCGCTACGTCCGATGAGGACGAGTTGTTTGAGGCTGTCAACGAGGTTGCCGACGAGTGCATCCCCGCCGACACTCATAAGCGTTGGCAGATCATCACGGACCTTGCTTTGTACGCTGCTGACCTAGAAGTCGGTGGCCGTTTCGAATGGCACGAGGTCACTAACGCTGTTACCTACGCCCTGAATGAGACGGCCCGCAACTTGCTTCAGGCTTTGATCAAGGAGGACGAGGCAGCCGTGTTCCAGGGCGCCATGGGCGAGGACACAGGGGAGGACGACGCATGACACAGAAGATCGTTCACGCCGATATCGAAGGGTTCACCGATCGCCTGGTCTCGGCGATCGAGCAGGGCATGACCGTCAAGCCGGCCGCTGAGAACGGCTCCCACGCCGAGATCAGCCGCAAGACGTGGAAGGGGGCAGGCTGCGACGCCTGCAACCCCTACCGTGACGACCAGCTAGACCCCGATGCCCGTACGGTCCTGCTCCTGGAGCTGATGAAGCGCTGGCAGCAGGCGCACAACAAGGTGACCGCGGCGTACGCCGCGGAGCTCGAAAAGATCGCCGACGAGAAGCAGGAGCTAGAGGCTATGGCAACCGAGCAGTTCAAGGGTGTCGTGCACGTCCGCAACAACTCGACTTTGGGCCACAAGGTCGAGAACGCCCAGGCGGCCATGGAGTCCTGGCGCCACCAAGGTTACAGCGTCGCTCCGATGCCGGCCGATGACCAGCCGCACGCCTACGACAAGCCGTGTCCCGTGTGCTCGGGAGAGCGGCCGGCCTAGGGCCCGAAATTCATCCTCGCCTAAGAGAGAAGAAGATGAGCATCCCCAGTAGAGCCAGAGAGCTTAGGCAAGCGTTCGACGTCGCGCAGCTATTCACCATGCACATTCCAGGGAGTAGAGGCTGTGTTCACCAAATAAGAGTCATAACTTGCAACAAGCCTAAATACGTATCGATTCTCGTGGAATCCTTCCGGTACACGATCATGGCCGAAAACGGAGACGAGAATCGCCTTACCGAGATATCCGATGTAGTGAAAGCTGTTCAAGAGATACTGAACGGCAAGTAGTGAAGCCTAGAATTCGAGCACGAGGCGACCATGGCTGATCTAATTTTCGGGCCGGACGACATGATGACGCTGGACCCAGACCCCCGCCTTAGCGGCCGTGGTGCTCTCTGGGTAGAGGTCGGAGACTGGGGGTTCATCCTCGACAAACCGACGGTGGACAAGCTGACCGATCTACTGGCCGGACTGAAGCGGGAGGCATTTTTCGCCCCCCAGATTTTCCAGCTCGACGCGGAGGAAGGGCTGTCCGCGCTGATCGAGCTGGCTCGTGATGGCGTCCGGTTCGACCTGTACCAACGAGGCGAGCACACCGGTTCAGGCGTCACCATCCCACACTCACGGGTGCTCGGAGTCGCCGCAACCATTCGAGACCTAGCAGAGACTGAGTCATAGCCCGAAATTCCCACACAGAGAGGGAGCACATGGAATCTCGCGAGGTATCAGAGAACGACGTGCTGTTTCAAGTCAAGGACTTGGGCGCGGGCGAACACGACGTCTGGCTCATCACGCCTGCTGGTGAGACCAAGGTCGCGCGCATCGCTTCGCGCCACGACAACACCTGGGCGATTGTCATGGGCTTGGACCAGAAGAAGCTTGACCCGGCCCCCGATATGCGTGCGGCACTCCTGAAAGCTATATGCATCTACGCGGGCGAGGAGCTGGAGAGGCACTTGGCTCCCCGCTAACCACATACGTACTGACTAGCCGGCTCCGACCTGGGGCCGGCTTTTTCACGTCCTAAAGGAGCAGTCATGGAAGCCCTCGCCACGTGTGGCATTCTCGGCAAGCTGGTCAAGCGAGTAGTACGTCAGATCTCGACAAGCCGCAATTTGGCTGAGTATCACGTGTGGCTCCTTAACCTGTCTGGCGGTAAGGACAGCCAGGAGTTATTACGGGCTGTCGTTGAGCTGGCCGACCAGCTCGGTATGCGGGATCGCCTCGTTCTCGTGCATGCTGACCTGGGCCGTATGGAGTGGGAGGGCACGCGAGAACTGGTTGAGGAATGGGCGGAGCACTATGGTTTGCCGCTCCACATCGTGCGCCGTGAGATCGACGGCGTACCTCAAGACCTGCTTGAGCAGATCCAGCAGCGTGGCAAGTTCCCCGACTCCGCACGCCGGTACTGCACCTCCGACCACAAGCGCGGGCCAGTACGAAAGCTGATGACGGCTCTGGCGAAAATCCATCGGGCCGTGTTCCACGGTGAGCAGATCCGCATTCTCAACATTATGGGGATGCGTGCGGATGAGAGCCCGGCTCGGGCAAAGCGCTCTGAATTCAGTCACGAAGGCAGCCGCACATGCCCTTGCTCTCAGTGCAGATTTCGGGCTTCGCTCGATCAGACGGCTATTAAGAAGGCATTTGCGGCGGTCAAGGTTCCTATGCCAAAGGCGCTCAAAGTGGGCTCCGGGGCGTCGAACACGCGCCGGCACGTGGACGAGTGGTTGCCTATCCATTCCTGGTCAGAGGAAGACGTCTGGGCGGGCATCGAAGCCTCGGGAACCCGAACCCATTGGGCCTACAAATACATGCCGCGGCTGTCATGCCGATTCTGTGTACTCGCTTCTAAGTCAGCGCTCGTGACGTCCGCGAAACTGAACCCCGAGCTCGCCCAGGAGTACGCCGACGTCGAAACCGAGATCGGTCACGACTTCCGGCAAGACCTTCCCATGCGGGAGATCATCAAGCTTGCTGAAGCAAGCCCCCTGATCGAGCGCGTCGAAAGCTGGGCGGCTTGATCCACAGTGTGTGTCGGCCCCGACCTGGGGTCGGCTTTTCATGCCCAAAGGAGGAACAGTGGCAACGGATTACTACGTCACGGCATCCGTGGACGTCGGCCGGTCGTACAGAAGCGAGAAGGCCGCGGAGGCGGCGAAAGAGAAGCTCCAGAAGGTCATCGAAGAGGCGGTGAAGAAGCACTACCGGTCGGCGACGGTCGAGACCAGCATCACCGGCTTGTCCAGGTAGCAGCACGCACTAGGCCGGCTCCGACCTGGGGGGCCGGTTTTTTCATGCCCAAAATCCCACCCAAGAGAGGCAAGGCCATGAGCGACTACTGGGGTATCACCTTCGGCCACGCAGACGGAGTGAAGCCGTGGGAGACGGTCACCTTCGCGGTTCCGGACGAAGACCTCGACGAGGCTAAGGAAGAACTGACCCAAGCTTTCCCTGATGGCTTCGAAGTCATCGACTGCGAGGAGTGGGAAGGGGTCGACTTCAAGACGCGCGGATTTTCGGCGGATGAGATCTGGCAGATCGCTGAGATCGCAAACGCGCAGGAGTCCGCCCACGCATTCCTCGCATGGATAGCCGAGACGAACGCCGTTTCGCTTGGCATCCCCGAAACTCTGGAAGCTGATTTTCAGAAGGAGTACCGAGGCACGTTCGACGACCTGGCCGATTTCGCGAGGGACTTCGCGGACAGTCAAGGCGTGCCGGACTTCATCTATCCCCACGTCAATTGGGGTGACCTTGGCCGGGGCTTGGCCATGGACTTCAAGATCGTAGGTCTCTCGGGCGGAAGAATCGCAGCCTTCCGCATGAGCTAGCGGATTCTCTGGTTCACGGTCCCAAAATCGGGCCGTGGACTGGGGTGTCGGTTAACCCACACGAGAGGCAGAGACATGGCTGTAAGTGCGTACTGGGGCGTTCCCACGCAAGCGCTCGGCAAGTTGTCCAAGGAAGACATCGAGGCGCGCAAAGTCCGGGACATTCCCGAAAATCTGATGTCGTTCTTCGAAGACGAAGACGGGGCCCTGTACGAGGCTGGACTGTGTGGCGTCCGTGTCGAGTACGGGATGGGCGGTATCGGCAAGTGGTGCGGTGAGCCTGGTCTTGGCGAGTGCACTCTTGGTTACTGCGAAAGCCACCACGGCGAGGTATGTGCCGATTAGCGCTGAATGGCTGCGTCCTAGCGCTTACGACCTACGCCGTAAGCGCTTTACGGAGCCATTCAGGTCTCCACTCCCACACAAGAGAGCGGCAATGGTTAAACAGTCACGCGGTTCGTCGCGGCATAGAAAGAGTGGGGCCAAGCAGGTCCTGAAGACCCTGTCACGCGCGATCCTAATAGCGCTGCTCTTACTCCTGGCGGGGGTAGCAGGCTGGTTTTTGGGAGCAATCTTTGTCGCGGCCAGCGGCGTCCACCTCACGTAACGCACTCCCACGCAAGAGAAGGAACAGCGATGCCTAACAAGAAGATCAAGGCTGTGCCAGCCCGTACCCCGTCGATTTCAGCGGTGGAATTGGCCGCGTCGGTGAAGTTCTCCGTTGGCCTGATCAAGTGGCTGATCGATGTGACGGGGGAGCCGTCGCGAGCCCAGATCGGGGACATCACCGAGTACCTGGCCAGACACCTCCGGTTCAGGCACGCGTACGGAGACGGCCCGGAACAGGTCCGTCAGATCGCCCTGGAGATCACCGAGGACGCCAAGAGGTACGCGATCTCTTGGGAGATCTTCAAGGGACGGGTCAACAGCCGGCTGCCGATCATGCTGGAGGGTTGTAAGAGCTGGCGCTGAGGATGAAGAGCGACTAGCCGATCCGGTGCCGACGGACCTGAAACCATGGGTCCGTCGGTAGCGATGTCCGCTTGTCACCCGAGTTGAGGAGAGAGCACTATGGCGAGAATCGCGGGGCTGACCCCCCGAGTTAACAGTTCTGTGTACGCGAGCGTGCGTGCGGGCGTGGATCCGCTGCTCGGCGTCACCAACAGTGTGCACGCCCTGGTCCGTGACATCGTGGCCGGCCGGATGCCCGAGCCGAAGCCTTGTGAGGATCTCGGGATCCGTGACGATCAGGCCAGCGTCCGGATTCCGGAGACGGTATGGGTGAACGAGGTCACCGGACAGGTTGACCAGAGGTACACCACCACCCGAGCCCGTACCGCGCTGGTGCGCGAGCTGATCTATGCCCTTGCCGATGGCAGGGTCACCGTCCGTGTGAACTGTGAGGCCAAGAAGGAGGAGTGATTGGAGATCTCGGCGTTAGAGGTGGACCCAAGGGGTCCGACACGAGCCGTCGCCCTGGCGGTGGTGTGTCGGGCTGTCGGGTGTCTTACCGGTGAGGAGGTGAGGGACGGCCGGCTGGTGCTTCACGTGGTCGGCCCGATTTCGACGCTGTCGACGTTGGCGCCGCTGCTGGCTCGCCTAGCCGTCGAGCTCCCTGAAGGCTCGCGGTCCTGGACCAGCGGTTACGCCGTGGGCGTGGCTGCCAGGGTGGCCGAGCACGTCATGATCGTGGACGGTACGGAGGAGGCTGTAGCGGCCGAATTTCGGGAGCGGTTCAAGGTGCTCTACGAGCAGGGAGAGGAGGTGTTGCAACCCGCGGACTACGCAGCCGGCCAGACGGCCGGACAAGACTTTCCCCTGTTCCAACAGGCGCTTAGCACCTGAGCAAGACCCCACACAAGGAAGATCATGAGCAACATGAACCCCGAGGACGTGCGGTTCGTAGAACCGGAACTCCTCGAACTCTTCCAGTCCAATCTGATCGACATGCATAAGCAGTTCGGGGAGCACCTCGGCTTGCCCGTGATCACACATACAGACGGTGCCTGGATCGACGCCTATATCGCTGAACTGGTCTTCTACATGTGGCGGGCCGGAATTCGGACCACGGAGTCGTGCCAGGATCTCTATCACGACGGCGCCAAGGCGTACATCGGGTTCGCTGAGCCGCAGGACCTGCAACTCTTCCTGGGCCTCGCGGTTCCCGAGGATGGGATCGCCGGCAGTCTGTGGGATAGGGCAACCGGCTGCAACGAGGGCCCCGACACTCCCAACCTGGACATGTGGGAGTACAAACTGATGCCCTACATCACGGGGCGGCGAGTCCGCTTCCGTACCTACGTCGAGTTCCCGCCCAAAGACGTCACTGAACTGGTGCGGCGTCTGAAGGCGTTCGACAAGGAATCCTGACGGGTTCTCTGGCCCACAGCCCGATTTCGGGCTGTGGGCTTTGGTGTCCGTCAACCCCACACGAGAGGTAGTCAGTATTCAGCATGTCCACTAAATCCACGCCCCGTGTCATTCGTGGGCCTGCCACTACCTGCTTCGTCCTAGCAACGATCGGTTGCGCTGTTGTCACCGTTCAGACGGTGGCGCTTCTCCCGTACAGCGGACTTCTGAGCAATCTCGTCAACCTGCTCGTCGTCGCTGTCTCCGTCATCGTGACGGCTGCGTTCTGGCGTTACGTGAAAGTCTGTAGGACTACGGCGGCAGCGGTGAAGCCGCTCATCGAGGCCATGTCTGACATCCCGAGCGGCACCCTGCTGCTGTGTCGTGATGAGGGCCTGCTGCTGACGGTTCGCTACAGTCGCTTCCTTTGGGGGCACGGCGTCCAGATCATCGCGGTCGACGAGGACGGGGTCGCTGATCTTGGCGGCGAATCGGAGCTCGTCTTCAGTGAGAGCTATGCGCTGGTGTTTCGCGAGTCGCCCATGACTCGGATGATCGACGCGGTCCGGGTGCAGGACGGCCAGGGCAAGTTCGTGGAGTTCAAATCGTCGCTCATGAATCGGGTCAAGGCCGTCTGGTTCAGCCACAAGACGAACGCCGGCGTCCTGAACGCCACGGAGGTGGCTGAGCTGGCGAGGAAGCTCCGGACAGGTAAGAGGGTCGGTGTCGTCGACTTCTAGCCTCGTCCTATCCAATCAAGCAAGGAGTAGTTCTAATTTGGACGTAACCAACGGTGTGCACACCCATTTCCGCTACAACGGCGACTACAGCGAGAAGGTGGTGATCATACGAAAGGAAGATCCCTCTGTCGTCGTTGAGACGGCGTGGTTCTATCTCGTCGACGCGGTCCGTCGTGCCGAGCCGGACGCGCCGACGGCGCTGGTGACGGGCTTCGACGCAAAGACGCATGTCGATGCGGTCGAGATCCCCGTGTCTCTCAACGACCTCAAGTACGTGGTCGCCATGCGAGTCCTTCAAGCGTGGACGATCAAGCTCGAAGCGATGGAGGTCGACGAGCTGCTCGAATTCGGCAAGGACCTCGTCGAGCGCTGGGGCCAGGCGGCGCATGTGTGCGATAAGTGCGGCTGCAATAACCACAACATCTGTGGGTGCCCATGAGCCGGAATCGTAACTGGCGGCCGAAGGGTGAGGGTTTTCGTAACCACTTCGATGACGGGTCCGTCGCTTGCTGGCTGCGCCGAAATCCGGATAAGACGCTGACCTGCGTTGTCTACCTCAACGAGGAGCGGTGTGAGGAGCACGCCGGGATCTGGGAGATCACCTGCCGGCCTGGGTCACCGATCATCGCCGAAATCTGCGACAAGGCGTGCCGGGTGAACTGGGTCGCGGGCGACGACATGGACGACGACTACTGGGGCGTCTACAGCTACACGCGTCGGCCGGTTCCACGGGGCCCGCGGCGTGGGCCTAAGGTACGTGGCTACAAGAGCTGGGCTCGGGCGCGGCCTATGAGCAAGCATCCGAAGACCTGGAGGATCTTCATGCGCCGGCGTCGCTGGTGGCAACTACCGAGGAAGTTCAGGTGAGTGCAGTGGAGTCACACAAGCTGCTCAAGACGCTGGAAGGTCTGCCCACCCTTGAGACCGGCGACGAAGGGTGGCTGCTGAAGATTCAGACGGACGATGCACAGGTGTGGCTGCAGGGAACCGTGGCGATTGTCCGGGAGTACAAGGCATCGTTCGATGGTCCCAAGAAGTGGTTCCTGACACAGGCGCTGGATCTTCGGGGGCTGATTCTCGATCCTGAGACCTTCGAGATTCCGGGGATCTCGGCTGCTTCTGAGGCTGTATCGGAGGAGAGTGAGCTCGAATGAAGACATGGATCTTCGAGGCTACACAGCCCGGTTTCGGGAACTGGGGCAAGTTTCTGGTTGGTCGGATGGATGACCGAGAGTGGACATGGCCCAGCCGGCTGGCGGGTAGCGATGACCATCGGCCGGTGCTTCGTCAGCGGCCTCTGTGGAGCCGCCACCACCTCTGGGTCATGGACTTGGAGACGGGGGAAGGGGCTCTGTTCCGGCCCGGCTACCACCCAAAGGCAGATCTCAACAAGCACCGGGTCTGGGTCTGTCCGATGTTCGAACCGTTCCTGACCTGGCTGTATCAGCAGGAGGATCTCAGTGACGAGTCGCTCGACAGGCTGGCCGAGGAGGGCCGGCTGGTGATCGATGCTCCGTTCGAGATGTACGGGTACCGGCGTCCGGGGCCTCGACGCTCGTGGCGGATGAAGTTCCCGAGACGGAGGAAGCTGCCGGGTTAGGAGGTTTTCGTCGGAGGTACCCCTACCTGTAAGGTTTTGGTAGGGGATTTTTTTGTGCCAAAACCTGCCAAAACTTGCAGGGGTGGCGCTAGTATCGCTCGATGGCGGGGACATGGGGTTCCGCCATCCCACACAACGAAGAGGCGAGAGAGTTATGCGTTTAACCAGGCCGATGGCTGCGGCCCTGCTCAGCAGTGCCGCGATGCTCATCCCGGTCGTGTCCGCGGTGCCGGCTTACGCTCAGGCGCCGCGTGGCCTGTCCGACACCGTTCGGATCGGCGGTAACTACGACACCGGGACGGCTGGTCCTTGGGCGAGCCTGCAGTTCGAGCGGACGGTTCGGATCGAGCAGGTTCGGACCAGGCCGACTCGGACCAGGCCGGGTTCTCCGACGTCGACTCCGACGCCGACCGCGACGTCGACGGTCACTCCGCAGACCTCATGGGTGGTGAAGCTGTCCGACACGGGAACGTTCCGGACTCTGCGGGGGAAGAAGTCGCCGGGTGCGGGCGTCGTCATGAACGCCTCTGCGCGGGGTACGTTCTCGGGCTCGTACGCGTTCACGGTCGTCTCGGCCACGCCGCCGTCGGCGGCTTCGGTGCGCAACTACTACAACTACCGGTGCAACATGAACGGCACCGGTAACCGCGCGGTCGATTGCGCGGGTATGCCGTCCTCCACGAGTGACTGGCCGAAGCTGTACTTCCCGACGACGGCAACGGTCACGCCGGGTGCGTGGCGCTGGGAGTACAAGGCGCCGTGTGACCGGTGGGTCAACGGCTCGGCCGGAAGTACCGGTGACATCACCGGTAAGGGCTGCCCGAAGGTGGTCTGGCCGACGGAGCCGGTTCTGACGCAGCCTTCGTGTCGGCATAACGGCACGGTCAGGCAGGGCGCGATCAAGACTTCGCGCGTGCGCGGAGTGCAGTACGCCGTCGATGGTCAGAACGTCGATTCGGGCGCGACGGTTCCGGTGTCTCAGGGGCGTCACGTGGTGAAGGCCACGGCGCTGGATGGCTACGTGGTGAAGCCGCGCGTCCAGACGTCGTGGAGGTTCCGGGTCGTCGAGCCGAGGTGCCGTCACCACCGTCGCTAGGTAGGTGTGGTCGGGCTCTGGTGCCGAGCCTGATCTGCTGGTCATAGAAGGACCCCTCTCCCGGATTTCCGGGAGAGGGGTCTTTTTTGCGTGTCTGGGGGATGTTGATTAACTCGACGTCTCGACGATCTCTGCTTCGACGATGCCGAGTTGGGCGGCTACGTCCTCGGCCGGGACGGGGTCTATGGCTCGGGCTGCTTGGCTGGCTGAGTCGCCGAAGATGCGTGAGAACATGCCGCTCTCGGCCGTGTTGCGGGACTGGGCCTTGACGGTGAGCGTGAATCCCTCGGCGTCCATCTCCTGCTTGGCCTTGAGCATCTTCTGGAGCCGGTCGAGCTCGGTGCCGACGTTGGGGTCTGGGTATCCGCCTTCGATTTCCTCGCTGAACCTGGCGAAAAACAGCCTCTGAACTTGCATTTCGATGATCGCTTCGTAGAGGCGGGCGAGTTGGTCGCGGGTGCGGGCCTCTACCGGCAGGTCGTAGGCGCATTCGGCTCCGGGGTCGTACTGGGGGCATTTGCCGGCCAAGAAACAGGAGTCGCAGACGCGGTTGGTCTGTCCGTTGGTGCTGAGGAGGGGGATGTTGCGTTCGCGGCGGACGCCGTCGTCGTCGAGCTCTTTGACGGTCTTGGTGACGATGCGTGCACCGGGGAGGGTGGCCTTGTCGCGGCGTGTGGGGGGTCGGTTGTCGCGGGGCTGGCGTGGTTCTGAGTTCCGCTTTTCGGTTGGGGGTTGATCAACTGTCAGGTGGTCGGGTTCCGTGTTTGTGCCGGGATCCGTTTCTGGGGGTTGATTAACTACACCGCCGTTGATGTGGTTCACGTACTGGGTCCAGCTCCAGATGGAGAGCTTGAGTAGCTCGGTCGAGTCGCCGGCTTCGATGGCCTCGGAGTCGAAGCCGGCGCGGTGGAATACGGTGCGGTGGCGCTTGCGAGCTTGGTCCTTGTAGCGGCGCGGATAGCGTTTTAGCTCGCGGCCGGTCCAGACGATGGTGTCGCCGTACTGGGCCGGGCTGAGCCAGGAGGAGGAGGCGACGGAGGTCCAGGGGATGGAGCGCATGGCGTCCATCTGGGTCATGGCTACGCCGTGGAGGTGGACGCCGTCTCTGGCGAGGCGTGTCAGGAGGGGGGTGAGGTCTCGTCCGCCGAGGGCGGTCTGGGGTACGCCGATGCGGTGGTAGGTGGCGGCGAGGTCCTGGAGTCCGGTGATGCCTTCGTTGGGATGCCAGATGGGTAGGAATTTTCCTACGGATACCTCGTCGAGAGCGACACGGACCTTGTCTCGCTGGTCTGCGGACCAGGTGTCGATGTCGAAGTCGGTGATCAGGGCGACGCTGTCGGCGTTGGCTTCGGCGAAGGTCAGGTAGCTCTCGAAGACGGCTTGGATGTCGTAGTCGTCGGGGGACTTGTTGATCGTGAAGGCGCCGGATTCCAGGAGGACGGCGACGTCGGCCGGGAATTTACCGGCGATGCGCCACGCGGCGGTGTCCTTGATGCGGCGGGTGAGGCCGATGTAGGACAGGGCCATGTGGCGCACGCCGTTTTCGTGCAGGAGCTTGCGCCAGCCCGGAATTTCGGCTCCGGTGGGGTACCAGGTGAGCATCAGGGCTTGAGGGCCTGCCGGCGCTTGATGCGGGCGGAGCTCTCGTCACGAGTCTCGACCCGCTCGCCGGGGAGTTGGGTCTTGAGCTTGTCGCGGACGGTGCGCTTGTCCCAGGAGAACCTGCCGGAGACGTGCTCGTGCATCTCGCTGCCGGGCAGCTTGATGGAGGTGCTGGCCTGGGGCAGACGCATGGATGCCGCGGGCGTGCTCGACGGTGTGGCGTTCGACGGTGCCGAGGTCGAGGCTCGCTTCTTTCGGGTGCGGATCGGCTGGGCTGACTCGGCTGTGGGAGGCGTCGGCGCCGCCTTGGTGTCGGGTCTGGTGTCGAAGCTGGAGCGGGCCTTACGGCTGCGGGCTGCGCTGGCGGGTGGCTCGGGAGCGTGCGGGCCGTCGCCAGGGGCGGATGCCTGGCTCGCCGGCCGAGACGCTGGTTCCGGGGAACTTTCTGGGCTCGGCCTCTTGACCGTCGGGGCGGCCGGTGTCTGCTGGCTGGGCTGGGCTGCGGGGGCTGACGGCTGGGCAGCCGGGCCTGACTGCTTGGCCGGGCCGGGCTGGGATGCCTTACGGCGAGGCTGCACGCGAGGGGACGGGTGCGGCATGGTCGCAGGGGAGGCAGCCGGCGCGGCTGACGGCTGGGCGGCGGTCGGCGCGATCGGAGCCGCCGTCTTGGGGGTCTTGACGCTGTTCGACGGGCCGATGCGCCGGCGAATGCCCGCGGCGACCTGGTCCTCGAACTGGGTGAGCCGCTGAGAGTGTGCCTGGTCTCGGTGGGTGAGGTCCTGGCGCTGGGTGTCGGCGCGATGACCCAGGCGCTGGATGTGGGTGTCGTCGGTCAGTTGAGACTTGACGCCGTGCATGGTGCGGACGCGCCGGACCTCGTGCTGCAGCTTGTGGGCGTCGGTGGCCTTGGTGGCGTCCAGGCGCACAGAGGCTCGGTCGCCTTCAAAGCCCAGGGCCTGCTGGTGGAAGTCGGCCTTCTTGACCAACTCCTGAGCGTGAGTGGCGCGGTCCAACTGCAGCTTGACGGGATGCAGGGCCTGCAAGCGGGCGATGTCCTCACCGATCTTGACGGATGCTTCGCGGCGCCGATCCTGGAAGGCCTGGTCGCTGGCCGCCTGGCGGTCCTGGGCATTGCGTGCCTGGCCGCGCTGCCGGCGCATCTCGTAGGCCTCTTCACGGAGCTGGAGTCTGCGGTCGTGCTCCTTGGGGTCCAAGCCGCCGCCGTTCTTCGGCTTGAGTGAGTCGAAGAAGCCGTAGGAGCGACCACCCTTGGTGAGCGCGGAGATGTTGTTGTAGTTCATGGGTCCTCGTGCTGTAGGGCTTGGGCGGCTCGGGCGCGGGTTTCGTCGATGCGTTCGGCGAGGCGTTGCCACGTTTCGAGGGGTGGCAGTTCGGCCAGCGTCTTGGGGTTGATGTAGAGCAGGTAGGGCTGGCCCATGGAGTACAGGTCGTCGACGAGCGCTGGGCTGGAGTCGATGACCAGGTCGACGGCGCCGACGCCACGCAGGTAGCGGATCTGGGCCAGGCGGAGGATGAGCTGTTCCTCTTTGGCGATCGGGGAGGAGGGCAGGAGTTTGGTGTGGCGGACGAAGCCTTCAACATGGAGCCATGCGGCGATGGCCTCGGGATCGGTCTCGTCGGCGAGCAGGGTGATGCGGTAGTTGTTGGCCAGGGCGTGGTACATGGCCCGCCCGTGCTCTTCTGGCTGGTCGGTGACGGGGTCGCGGAGGATGCCGTCGATGGCCATCGCTGCGTGTCTCATGTGTTTCTCCAGGTGAGGGCCGAGATAAGTGACTGTTCGGGTGTGGTCAGCGGTCGGCCGTACAGGCGGGTCTGAACGCGGAGGAGTTCGCGGCTGCGGTTTTGGGCCAGGTCGCGGAGCGCGTTGACGACGCCGTTGGCTTTGAGGGATTGCCAGCGGTAGTTGTGCCAGTCGGCATATCCGTCACCCATCTCGCCAAAGGCAGCGCGCCGGCCGAGGTGGATGTCGTCGTACAGGGCGGTGGCCTGGTCGGCGGCGAGGCGGGACATGGCCATGGCGTTGGTCCACGCGCCTGTGTTGGGTGCGGCTGCGCCGGCTTGGTCGACGGCCCGGTTGTAGCGGTCGATGATCTGGGTGGCGAGGCGCAGGTCGGAGGTGATGCGTTGCTTCCAGGCGGCGGGGTACATCGAGGCCGGCCGTTGGGGCAGCTTGGGCGGGCGTACCGTCCAGGTGTCGGTGGGCAGGTTGTAGGCGGCGTAGGGCTGGATGTTGCGGATGTCGGAGCTGTTGAGGTTGATGAAGAAGGTGACTTCGTAGCTCTGGTTCCCGAATCGGGTCAGGGCGGTGCGGGGCCAGAGTTCGGTCTTCATCTGGTTGTTGATCAGGGTGGCGAGTTCGCGGTCGGCCAGGCCCTCGTAGCCGGGGTTGAGTTGGCGAAAACGTGGCCAGTCGACGCCGAGCAGGACGTCGAGGTCGCCGTTGCCGCGGGCTCCTGCCCATTGGTGGGAGATGCCGCTGCCGGCGAGCCAGGCGTTGGCCCAGGAGGCGGCTTGGTGCCAGCGGGAGTCCAGGTAGGTGTGGAGGGTCTGCAGGAGCCAGAGCCGGACTTCGGGCTTGAGCCGGTCGCCGGTGAACAGGTGGGGATCGAGCGTCTGGCTGGGCTCTGAGAAGTAGCCGGATTCTCCGGGGGCGATTATCGCCTTGCGGAGAAAGAAATTCTGGCTGTTATCCGGCATATATACAGGATATCGGCCGCTGTTTATCCTATTTCATTTTGGACATACCGAAGGCCCCCGTAGGCGATGAAACAACATCGGATGGTTGTTTGCACGGGGGCCTTCGACGATGCGTCAGGGGTCAGACTTCGGCGTGTACCGATAGAACCTGGTCGCCGACGCTTGTGACAGGAGTCTACTCAACGGACGCGGCTGTTGGCCACCATCTTGCCGATTTTCGCGTTTTGGGCTGCCTCGGCGGCGGCGCGGGCCTGACTCATCACGAAGGAATGTGTTTCCAGGGCCGTGAATTGTGTGGCGATCTGGCGCATGACGCTCGCGCAGCCGCCGTACATGTCGTCGGGGGAGGCGAGTCGGGAGATGGTGATGCTGTCGGCGAGCAGCTCGGCGTCCGCGCTGAAGCCGACTCGGCCGGCTGCGTCGGTGAATACGACGAATGCGGTGGTCAGCGGTGGGATGTTCGGCTGTTGCTCAGTGTCTGGCTGGTCCTGGCCGAGAAGCGGGACGTTCGAGGTGTTCATTTAATCTCTCGGTAGGAGTCCGGGGTTGATCTTGACTTTGGGGGTGACGTCGGCGGCTAGACCTGGGACTTCGACGCGTGACATGTGGTCGATGAACTGGGCGACGAGCCAGTACTTGACCTTGCCCAGGGCGTGTTGCTCGCCGCGCTTGAAGGCCGACTCGGTGTCGGCTTTGATACGCGGGGACGACGCGAGGGCTTCGGCGTGGGCACGGTAGTCGTCGCGCTCTTTGGTGAGGGTTTCGATCTTCTTGTCTGCCTGGCGCTGCCGCGAATTCGCCTGGACCAGCTCAGAGAGTGTGTGTCGGTAGCGCTTTTTCGTGACGAAAAACAAATGGTGCTCCGAGTGGGGTTCAGTTCTTGAAGTCGTAATATCCGGCGCTGGCGTTCTTGCGCTGCTCGATCGAGCTCTTGGCCGGGCAGAAGTCGCAGATGAAGGTCTTGGGCATGTCGGCCGCGCGAGTGGACAGGCCGATTTCCTTGCGCAGGTCCTTGGTGTCGGGGATGAGCGCCTTGGACTTGTGACGATAGTCACTGCAGTCGGTGGTTCTGTTGTGGCTCTTCCAGCAGGACATGGCGTCGTCGGCGAAGGTGTCGCGCGTCTCGTAGAACGTGTTACCGAGGCCGTCGCTGCCCTTGTTCTTGATCGCCTCGTTCATCTTTTCGATGATCTTGGTGCGGTAGCTTGGCGTATCCCACTCGGTCTTGGCGACGTCGGCGAGATGGCCGCCTACATGCGGAGTGCCGGACGGCCAGGTGTGCTTGTTGGCGACCAGATAGTTGAGGGTGTCGTCACGCTCGACGGGGCCGGAGTAGTCGGGTAGTTCGTCGACGGAGGCGCAGGTCTCGCAGAACAGCAGTCGGATTTTGGTGGTGGTGGCCATGAGTGCGGGAGTGAGTCCTTACGGGGTGGTGGTCCAAAGAGCGGTCCAGGTGTCGGCGCCGGCCAGGCCGTCGACCGCCAGGTGGGCGTCACGCTGGAAATCCTTGACGGCGGCGGCGGTCTTGGCGCCGTACTCGCCGTCGATGGTGAGCTTGTAGCCGAAGGCGTTGAGCCGCTCCTGGAGCTGCTTGACCTTGGGCACGTCAGAGGCCGTGGACCCGTTGTGGGAGCCGGAGCCGTTGCGGGTGCCGAAGTAGTGGCCGCTCGACAGGGGCCACTTCGGGATCTTGCCCTTGGGCGCGGGGTTGGCGACACTCGCCGCGGAGGTGCCGGCCTTGACGTAGTAGGGGTGGGCGAAGCCGGCGATGGTGGAGCGGTTGCGGTAGCGCTTGTGCACGCCAGGCCGGGAGCCCTGCAGAGTGTTGCCCTCGATGGTGACGATCTCCCGGTCGGTGGTGCCGATGACCAGGCCGATGTGATCGATGGCGTTCAGGCGCTTGCTGCCGGCCCAGTCGAAGAACACCAGCGAGCCGACATAGGGGACGTTGTTGAAGCGGCTGCGCTGCGCGAAATGGCCGGCGTGGCTGGGGGTGTAGGCGTACAGGCCACCGACCTGCTTGATCGCGTTGGCCTTGCCCTGCTTGCCGCCCTTGCGCCAGCCGGCCAGACTCGCGCACCAGCACACGAACATGTCGCACCAGGCGGCGGCGTCATAGGTGCGGCTGTTGACCTCGTCGCCGTACCAGGTGCCGAATTTGGTCCGGCCGTGCGCCGGCTCGATATAGCCGACCTGTTCCTTGGCGACGGCGACCATTTCGGCGGCGGTGATCTGCGCCATTATTCGGGCAGCCCTTCGAACGGTGCCTCGGGGAGTTCACGTTCGACGACGTCGGGGCACAGGTCGGGATCGCGGTCGAATTCGGTGAGCGCGGCTCCGTTCGCCGGCGTGGTGGGCATCGGGTCGGGGTTCAACGTGAGTCCTTAGCAGTTATTGGCGCGGTAGATCCGCTTGGCGTACTCCACGCGGATCGACTGGGCGGTGGGGGCCGAAAGGGCAGCGCCACCTCGGTTGGGGGTGTCGGAGTAGGTGCTGCCATCGCGCATACCCTTGCCCAGTTCGCCAGTGCGGCTGCGGTTTTCGGCGTAAGCCATTGTTCCTCCACAAGAGAAAACGCTGCTCTCAATGGTATTGAGAGCAGCGGAAGTGTTTGTAATGCGTCAGCGCCAGGACGGTCCGAGGTGCTGGAGTCGGTTGGCGGTGTACTGCGAGGGGGACGCGCCCTGGTAGCCGTATTCCTTGGCTATGCGGTCGAGTTCGGCCGGTGAGCGGATGGCGTTCTTGCCCGCATGCGCGAGAACCTCGACGGGATTACCGAGAGGGGTGAAGCGCTTTTGCTGCGCGACCAGCTTGAGGCCGATCTGCGGGTTGAACCACTCGGGCCACACGTAGTCGCCGGGATCGATCCGGTCAGCCTTGTGCACGCCCCGATTGGTGTAGGGACGCTTGGTGAGTTGGACTTTCAGATGGTCCAGCAGTCGGTCTTCGCGCCTGGACTGGATCGTGCCGAGGTAGCCGTCAGGGTATTGGGCGTCGGGGGTGAAGGGCGCTGCTCGGCCCTGTCTGCGCGCGTCTAGGGTGTCACGGTGCGGGCTGGTGCCACCGCCGCCCGTGGTGAAGCTGCCCGGCTGGTCGACCGGGGGCAGGTACTGCCAGGCATTCGACGACACTGTCTACCGCCTGTCGTCGTCCGGGGGGTTAGCCGTCTGCTCGGCTTCGCGGTCGGCTGCGCGCTGAGCTGCGGTGTTGAAGGTCGCGCCGCCGACGAACTGGCCGATGCGACCGGCCGCCGCCTCGACACCCGCGGACGCTCCGACGCGCGAGGCCGCTCCGCGCGCCAGGGCTCCGCCTGCCATGCGGGCGACAGCGCCCAAGATGAGGGGCACTGGCACCTTACGTCCACTGGTCCTTGGAGTAGTCGCCGAAAGCTTCGTAGCGCATGACGCCCGGCAGCATCCGGGTGTTGCGCAGGGTGGCGCCGGCGTAGGGGTCGGTCTGCGGCGCGAAACCGGTCTGCGGCACGCCGACCGATCCCAGGCGCTCAGCGGTGTGCCGGCGCGACGGCGCGAGCACCGATTCCAGGGCTCCGCCGACTCCGCCGTGACCGCGAGGCACACTGGCGGCCTTTCCTGTGGCCGTCGCCGAGACGTTGCGCGCCTGAGCGTTGACCTTTCCCATCTTGGGGAAATTGGTGCTCACCGGGTCCACGACGATCTCCTTCAATAACTGATGTCTGATATCAGTTTATTCGCCCGCGACGGATTCGTTTCAACGACTCATTCGACCACGACGCGCAGGAGGAGGCCGGTGACGACTTCGCCTTCCGGCATGGTGATGGAGGTGAATCCAGGTACGACGGAAAGGGAGTGGCCTCGGGAGGCGACGTATCCTCGGGCGACGGCGATGGCCTTGATGCCCTGATTGACGGCTGCGGCGCCGATGGCACGCAAAGTCACGTCTTTGCCGTCGTAGATGGCATGGGAGATGGCGGCGGCCAGACGATTGGCGTCGCCTCCAGCGCTCACCTTGAGGATCGTCGCGTTGTCTTCAGTTACCAATGCGTTTCCCTAATCTATTCCAGATCCGTATGTGGGCCGGTTTTTTCAGATTAGGGGAAACGCATTAAGTCTTTAGCATGCGGGTCAGTAGTCGCGTTTATCCGGGATGACGCCGCGAATTCCTCCGCGCGGCTCGGGAACGTCACCGACGCGGCGGGGGATCAGGTGGATGTGCGCGTGCGGGACGGTCTGGCCGGCGGTGGTGCCGCAGTTCGCTCCGATGTTGAAGCCGGTGATGGACGGATGCCGGTTCAGCAGGTGTGTGCGAAGGTCGTGCAGGGCGGTGCGGGTGTCGAGGACTTCTTTCTCGGTCATGCCGAAGAAGTCGTCGACATGCCTGACCGGGACGATGAGGAAGTGCCCCTCGGACACGGGGTAGGCGTCCGGGAACGCGGCGACGGACCGGAACGGGCGTAACTCGCGCTCGCCCGCGTCGACGATGCCGCAGAATCTGCAGCCGGAGTTCTCCATGCTGTGCTCCCTCAATTGACGGTCATGTAGGGGTAAGAGTAGATCTTCTGGCCGTCCTTGAGTCGCTGCGTGTGCGGGGTGAGCTCGTCGAGGACCTCCTGCTCGTACCGCACGCGCCGGATTCCCCGATTGCCGACGTGGACGTCCTTGGCGATGCGTGCCAGGACGTAGGCGTCGGCCTCGTTGTCGTTGGTGATCTTCACTCGCCAGCGCTGCTCGATCGCGGCCATGACCTTCTGCTTGTCGGCTCCGCCGTGGCCGGTGGCGTACTTGGCGCGCTGCGTCGGCGCCACGATCGTCGGGTAGCCGATGTTGCTGTAGCGCAGGTGGTGATGCAGTGTGCGGCGCACCTCGTAGGAGAGTTCGCCGGCTTCCTCGCGCCGGAATTTCGCACCGCGGGCGTAGCCTTCCATGGCCACGTGGGTGACCGCGTCGATGCCGATGTCGCGCAGCACGATGGTGAGCCATGAGCCCACGTGCATCGTGCGGTCGACCCCGCCGCCGTACGTGGCGGCGGGGAATGACTTACGAAACAGCCTCGGCTGCGACTGTGTGGGCGCGTAGGCCGCCACGGCGAAGCCGCCGAAACTCTGGTCGATGCCGACGTACCAGCCGATCAAGTCAAGACCTGGCCTCGTCGAAGGCGTCCAGGAACTGATCGGACAGATGCAGCGGGACCGAGGTCGTGTCGCGGTAGTGCTCGACGAGTTGCCGGCGCAGATGCCGGTGTACCCCGTACTGGATGGGAACGATCAGGTCCATCAGATGGCCGATCGCCTCGTCCAGGTCCGCCAGACCGACACTGTCCAGGTTGACCTCGATGTCGTGGGGTAACGGCGTCTCGGTGATGTGACCGTTGGCTGGCCCGATGCCTGAGCGGGTCAAACGCAGGACGATCACCGAGTCGAACAGCGAGCCACGCAGGGCGTCGAGCTCGTTGGGCAGCCGCAGATCGCTGATGACCACAGGGCCGCGCGCCTTGGCCTGGCGGATCACCGGCTTGATCCACACGTCCTCGCCCAGGACGTCACGCGCGGCCATGCCCGTGTCCTGCAGCAGTTGCCTGACATAGGGCACGTTCCGCTTGAGGTCATCCCAGCCACGTGCGGCGACCTGCTGATTCAGGGAGCCGAGAAAGGGCCCGTGACCGGGTACGACGATCGGGTTGATCGAGCGCAGCAAGTCCTTGAGCTTGTCGGCGAACGCCAGGTGTACGTAGCCACGTCCCGCTGCCAGACGCTCAGCGAAGGTCGTCTTGCCGACGCCGGCGTAGCCGGTCAGGGCGATGACGTGGGTCATGTGTACTTCACCCGGCCGCTGGCCATGATCAGGCCACAGTGCATGCTGCCGTCCTTGTTCTGGGTCGTGGTGACGAAATCGTGTGTGACGTCCTGCCAGCCGATGGCGCCGGGCGCGGGGAAGGCGTCGAGTCGCCACACACGCATGCTGTGCAGGGCAGGCCACCAGTTGTGCTGGATTCCCTGAGTCGCGTGACCGCGGGCAGCGTAAAGCTGGCCATGTTTTCCGTCTGGCTGGGCGACGTAGAAGACGACGGCCGGCTGCGGGGCCTTCTCGCGCAGCACGTTCAGGAGCCTCGTCCCGTGCTGTCTCATGCTGCTTCCTCCATCTTGACTTCGCATGTGGAGCACATGGGGCCGGATCGCGAGGGTTTGATGTGGCGGTATGCTCCCCATCCCCACTGGCACTTTTGTTCGGGATGGCCGGCCGCGCGGACCTTCGCTTCCAGCGCTTGGATGTGGTCGCGTACCTCGGGGAACCAGTACGCCACCTCGTTCAGTTCGCCTGCCTTGGCGAAGGCTCCGCACAGGCACTCGCCGGACATGTGGATCAGGTCGGCGACTGTGTTGCGGGGGACGTCGTACTTGCTGCGGTAGGCGTTGAGGTCCGCGGTGCTCCAGTTGGCAAACGGTGAGATCCAGACGGTGGAGCCCACGCGCTCGCTCTCCGGGATTTCCGCGCGCCGACTGGATTCCTGTCGGCGGCGGCCTGCGATGAACAGCACGCGTTCACGTCGTGGGTTCTTCACGAACCTGCGGCGCACCTGTCGCAGCGCCCTCTCCTTCAGACGCTGGTACATCTTCCAGTGTTGTGCCGGCCCAGGAAATCCCTGGTCGATGACCAGTTCTTCGAAAGTGGAGCCCGCAGGTGGGTGTTCCTCGATGAGGGGCAACTTCCACTCTGCGCAGGTGTCTCGCACGAACTGCCGGGTCTGCTCGACGCCGATTCCCGTGTTCACGTGGACGGCGTAGTCGGCCTTGCCCTTGAAGAGGTGGGTGAGGGTCGTAGAGTCGTTCCCACCACTGAAGAGTGCGCACACCGCTGCGATGCGATGGCCTGTCGACGTAAAGTGCTCCTCGACGCCTTGATCGTAGATCTGGAAGGCCTCGTCGACCTTCGCCCGCACGTCGACTCGGCGGAAGTCGACGACGTTGTCATGGCTCAAGGGGTCACCTTGGGGACCACGGTGACGGAGCCGAAGGCCTTGATACGGACCGGGTACATGGTGCGGCGCTTGCCCGCAGGGCGCTCGTGGCTTTCCTTGAGCGGCTTGACGATCATGACGGGTACGTAGGCGCTGCCGCGCCGCTCGACGGACAGTTTGATGACGGTCGCCAGTACGACGGTCTTGTTGCCGCCGTTCTTCCACTTGGCCGGGTAGATGACCTGGTCGCCAGGCTGGATGGTGACGCCGAGCCAGTCGGTGAACGTGGCGTTGATGGTGCTCACTTGTATTCCTTCAGGTTCAGATGCTCGGGCGGATTTACTGGACGACCAGAGCGGGTTCGGGCATGTCTTGGAAGGCGCTGGGGGCTGCGGCCTTGAGCAGGCGCAGGAATTCGCCGGCGAGCTCCGCGATCTCGCGATCGGCGTCGGCATCCCAGCGCTTGTCGATGACCTCACGCCAGGCTCGTGCGTTGGCGCTGACCATCAAGTCGGTCTCGGTCATGAGCGGCAGCACCATGCGCGCCGCCTCCCGAGCCTGCTTCTTGGGCAGGCCCTGATCGGTCAGCAGGTGATCGAAAATTTTGAAGTAGGTGTACCGCGCGTGGTTCCACACCGACTCGACGTCCTTGCCGAGCTGCTCCCAGTGGGTCTGCAAGGTCGGATGGATCACGAAGCCGCGGGGAGCGCAGTAACGCAAGGACTCAACGGAGAACGACAGGTGGCGGTGACGGGTCAACTCCGCCAGCAGCGCGCGAGAGACGCCTTCGACCTGGAAGGTGAACATGCCATGCTCCAAGACGCTGAAGTGCTGGTTGGCGATGATCGACTTGCCGAGGTAGTCGACATTGGTCCGGGTGGCTGGATTCGGGCGCTCCCAAGAGCGGTAGCAGCCTCGGCCGGCGTCCTCGTAGATGAGGTCGGGGTCGGAGACGCCGTTGATGTCCTCCAGGCGCGAGTCCATCCGTCTGAGCATGTCGGCGCTCATGATCATCGGCTGGGAGACGAGGCTGATCTTCATGCGGCTTCCTCTGTGTGCTCGATGTCGGTGGGTTGGCAGCAGCCGTCGCATCCGTGCACCCCGACGTAGTCGCAGCCGGCTCGCACGTAGTAGTCCAAGCTGTCGGGGTCGGGGTGACCCCAGCCGTGCTCGCAGGTCCGCTCGATCAGGCCGAGCTTGTCGGGACGGAAGGACACCGGCCATGCGCGCATGGGGTGCTCGGTGGGGTTGTGCAGCACGCAGCGCTGCTGTTCGCCGCCCTCGTAGTTGCCGCACTGTGCGGGGCCGTGTGTCTTCATCAGCAGTCCGTCGGCCAGGGCGTACAGGTCGTAGGTGCTGATCACGTCGGCGATGTGCGCGTTGACGGCGTCGTCGTCGTCGGCGGCGCCGTTCATTACGTGTTCCAACGGGCGTCTCTCCGGGTCTGGTCGCCGATCCCAGTGCGCCTGGTCAGGTCTCGGCTGAGGAATCGGACGTCCTGCTCGGCGGACGCGGCCACGACCGCAGTGAGCTTGCGCAGGGCGTAGGTCTCGGTGTGTCTCTTCTTGGCCGCCACCACCTCGGGGCGCTCGGCCGCGCCGGCTTTCAAGGCGGTCGCGGTCTTGGCGCTGCCGGTGACGATGGCGGTGGCGCGAGCTGTTTCCAGGTCGTACTCCGCTGCCTTCTCGGCGACGTCGGCGATGGCGGCCTGGCTACTCGCGTACTGGGTCCACGCCACCATCTGGCGGTACAGCCGCATCAGCGCGTCGTCTGACAGTTCGGTGACGTCGTCCGGGGGCCGGGGCATCTGTCCGTCCGGACGTTCGGGGAGTTGCAGGCCGGCGTCCGCCAGCACCGTCATTGCTTCGCGGGTAGCCGCGTCCAGCGTCTTGGCGTGGGGTCGGTTCAGGTGCCGGGTCAGTTGCATCGGCACTCCAGCACTCGGTGAAATGGGGGCACTTCTTGCATTTGGCACTGTCTTGTGCGAGTTCTCGGGCAGGGGGTGGTACGTCGAATTCGATCGCGTGCCGAATATGGGCGGCCGAGTCGAGCAGCGGCTGCAGCACGTCGAGGTCCTTATGGATCACGAACTCGCGGACCTGCTGGTTGGACTTGTACTCGTAGAGGAAGACCATGCGATCGGCGTCCAGGCCCATCGACGCTGCGATGTGCAGGTAGACGTTGGCCTGGCGGACGTGCGGAGCCAGCGGCTCGTCGAGGTTGCGCCAGATCTCGTCGACGTCATAGATCTTGCGACCGTCTGGGGTGGTGACGGTGTGCTCGCGCAGCAGCTCGGGGACGTCCATGCGGAGCGTGCCCATGCCGACGCTCTTGATCTCGATCAGGCAGCGGTGCTCGGGGACGTAGCCGTCGGCGTGGCCGACGATCATGTAGTCGTCCTCGGCGTCCATCGGCACCTCGGCGTACTCCAAGGCCTCGCCGCCGCACCGGATGCAACCACGCGGATTCGGCTCGATGCCGTTGACGACATCACCGCAGCACAGGCACTTCCACTGGCCCCAGAGCAGGCCCATGTCGGCGAGCCGGCGCTGCCACTTGGCATGGATCGAGTGGCCTTCGTCAAAGATCGCCAGGGTGGCGACCGAGAATTTCTCTGGGGTGTAGGGCTTACCGGCGCGGACGTCGCGGATGCGGTAGAAGGTCTGCCTTGGGCACCAGTCGCCGGCCGCCATCTCCGAGGGGTGGATGATGTCCTGGCGTCGGCCGGACGGTTTGGCGTTCTGAGTGATCAGGTATTCGGAGATCGGTCCGAGAAGTACCGTCGGCTTCTTACGGATGTGGGCGATGTCGGCGAGGGTGCCGGTCAGTCTGACTTTTTTTCTGGGTGCTGCCATGTCCATTCCGAAATAGGGGCCTGGTCTGGCCGGAGCCTGTACTTCTTTCGGACGGCTCGGCGCATCATGATTCGTTCTTCTTCGGATTTCCCGCCCCAGACGCCGAACGCTTCGTTGTTTACCGCTGCGTAGGTAAGGCATTCATTACGGATCGGGCACACCTTGTCGTCCCAGGTTCCGTTACAGATGTCTTTGGCGTCTTGCTCGTACTGGTGGTCGAACCAGGGGTCGTAACCCTTCCGGGCCGGGAATTTCAAACACTTGGCACCCCGAGCTCCCCAATCAGGGCCATGTCTCCGGGGTGTCATCACCATCTATATGAATTCCAATCGTCTGCGTACGTCGATCTCTTGCAGGAAGTCGTCCTTGGTCATGACGACGTACTCGCGCCCGGCCATGCGGATTTCCCACAGCATGATCCTCATGTCGAGGAGTGCGTACTTCTCTGCCAGGCGCAGCTCGGCGAGCTTCAGAGTGAAGCTGTGCTTGTCGGTGACCTTGCACTCGATGCTGTAACACGGAGTGCGGACATCATTTTTTCTCCATGGCCCATTTCCTGAGCCGGAATTTCTGGTGCCGCCGTAGTCCTTGGCCGCTCTCTTCTCTTGGGCTTTGGAGTCCTCGGTCGATGCCACGCTCAGCCCCCGGTGAGATACGTGACGAGTGCGATGATCGCCCAGATGACCACGGCGAGGAACGCGAGGTTGAGGACGATGATCGCGAGCCAAACGACGATGAGGCATCCGTCGAGTCCGCTGTTCTTATGTACCATGATCAGCCGCCGAAGAATTCAACGAGCAACCAGACGGCGAGAATCAACGCGGCGATGGTGGCGACCACACAGATGGCTACGACAAGAATTCCGCACCCCATCTCCGGGTCGCCTCTGCGGAATGACTTCGAACTCATCTGACTTCGCTTTTCTGGTCGTGTGCCTGGTGATTCGTGAAACGGTGGTAAGGGCATTCGAGGTCGGCACAGCGGACTGGCCGTGTGCCGAGATCCTCGGCGAGTACGCGGAGCTCCGTCTCGACCACCGTCATGAACTGCGACGGCGGCCGAAGTTCGACCGGTAGATCTGTCATGGCTTCCTCGGCCCAGGACAGCGCGACCAAGGCGGACTGGCGCTTGACCACGGCCAGATCATTCATCTCGAAGAAACCCATGATCGCGTGCGCGATCTCCTTGACCGATTCGCTGTGCATCTCGTGGTCCAACCGGCGCATGACGAACCGCAGGTGTGCGTACAGGGCGCGCTCGATCGGTTGCATCAAGCCGCTTCCTGCTCGACGACGCCGAATTCCTCGGCGATCAGACCGGTGATGGCGAGGACGGCCTGTTGTGGGACGACTCCGTTGCCGAGGATTCGAAACAAGTGCTTGCGAGCGAAGTCGAACTCGGTAACCCAGCCAAACTCAAGCCCCATCATCCACTCAACGAAAATAGGAGATAGGCGCTTGTTTCCACGCGGTCCGATCTCTGTGGGTTCGGGAGCCGGGCGGCCAAGAACGGTTTCCCAACGGCGGATCGCCGCCTCGTATTTGCCCCAGTCGATGTCCATCTGCAGAGCCAGACCCGACAGCAGAGGCTCGTCAGAGCGGTCACCTCCGCGGCTGGTCTGTCCTCCGGAACCGAGAGCCGCCGTTGGTGTAGGAATCAGGTTGAGCACGGCACCGGGAAGGAGTGGAGCTCCTGAGCTGCTTCGTTGCTTGGGGCTGCCTTTGTCCCCGTCGGTGGCGAGCGGAGTGGGAAGCAGTACGGTACCGAGTTGACCGGGCCTGCCTATGCCCTTGTAGTCCCGAGCTATGGGCGTGGGAAGAGTCGGGTCACTGGTCATCCTGCGAGCTCCCACTCAACCTGATCCGCCAGAGTCGGTCCGTGACCGCCGGCTCGACGCTTGTCCGGGTGCTGGCTGCCGCCGTTGCTGCCGAGATTCGCCGTTGGGGTGAGCAGGAGGATCATTTTG